GCCATTGGTTGCGGTATGGTTGCGCCGCTTTGCTTTACTTGTATTAATTAGGTCGGGCAATTGGTAGCGCTTTGCGTTGGTTGGTTTGGTATGTGTGTGATCTAGGGTTAATGGGGGGGGGGGATCTAGGGGGGAATTTTGTAGCTACATTTGTTAATAATTAAGTTAATTTTTGTAGCTACATTCGGTTTTTTTACTTAAATTTGTAGCTACAATTTTTTATATGGCAAAAAGTAAACCAATTGGAGTCAGATTTGACTTATATAAGTTAGAAATGATTCAAAAAGAGCAAAATTTGACATCTGTTCAGCAAGTAGTCAATTATTTGATGGATAATTACGGCAAAAGCGCCTCAAATTTGGAAGATGTACGCAAATCGGTACAAATACCTGTACAAAGTGAAAAAAAGCCTAATTTGGAGCCTCCTAATCACTTAACTGGCATAGATTTAGTAATATGGAAAGCTGAGAATGGAAAATAATTCGTAAATTAGCATAAAATTTATAACATGTCTAGTGAAAAGTTCTCCTATTTTGTATCTTATTTAAAAGATTCTTTTGATCAATCTGTCGTTTGGCATCATCAAACCGACTCTTATGCAGTTCATAAAGCTTTGGGTAAATTTTACGATCAAATAGTAGGATTAACTGATGGATTAGTAGAAAGCGTAAGTGGAATTTATGAAAGACCTACTAAATATCAAATTGATAGTCCGATGGATTACAAAAGTCCTGAACAAGTAGTTAGATATTTTAAATCTTGCTATGAAATGATCCAAAAAGAAAGAGAAAACATCTATCAAGAAAGTTGGGTTCAAAATCAAGTAGACGAAATAGCACAATTATTTGCTGAAACATTATACTTATTAAGTTTAAAATAATGAAAAATAAACTACAAATGATGAAACGCGCGGATGGATCATATTCTCGTAGAGGATTATGGGATAATATTCGTGCCAACAAAGGAAGTGGAAAGAAGCCAACTTCGGAAATGTTGAAACAAGAGAAAAAAATTAAAGCAGAAGAAAAAAAATAGTTATGTCAGGAGCTTGGCAAAGAAAAGAAGGTAAAAATCCAGAAGGTGGATTAAACGCAAAAGGTCGTGCATCTTATAATGCTGAAACTGGTGGCAATTTAAAAGCCCCAGTTAAATCTGGCGTTAATCCTAGAAGGGTTTCTTTTGCTGCTAGATTTAGTGGCATGTTAGGTGCTATGAAAAAGCCTAATGGTGAACCTACTCGTAAGGCATTAGCATTAAAAGCTTGGGGATTTGGTAGCGTTGAAGCTGCTCGTAAATTTGCAAATGCACATAAGAAATCATAATGAGCAAGTTAAAATCAATGCAGCAAAATCCTCCTATAGTTACTAAGAATAGGAAAGAAATAGTTAGAAGCATAAGACCGTTTGCTCGTAAAAATGAAGATGGAACTGTTTCTACTCATAAAATGGAATTTGGGGAAGGTTCTGGTAAATATAAATATCAAGTAAACCCTACAATATTCTTAAATAAAGATAATAGCTGGACCGATTTAGGAGGAAAAGGAATGGATGCTTATAATGAAGCTAAAAAAAGAGGAGAAGTTTTTGGTTTTAAAAGTAAAAAAAGAGCTGAAAAATTTGCTTATGGTTCTTGGAAACAAGGTCAAGATAGAAGAGAAGCTATGAAAGCTTATAGAAATAGAGATAAAGAATAAATAAGGCGGTTTTTAGGCCGCCTTTGTTATTTACTTCAACTCTATCTTATTTAACTCAAAATTTTCTTCGTTTCTGTAAGTTACAATTATACTATTGTACTTAAAGATTTCTACTGAATAATTTATACCATTTCTGGTCCATTCTGAAATATAATTTGATTTATCATTTTTAACAGCTTCCATTTCTTTTCCCTTATAGTTTTTATCAAATGGAGCCTTAAATGATGCATAATAAATATCTGGATTTCCGTATTTATCAGAAAAAACTTTTACATACTTTTTGTATTCATTTAATAGCTCATCCCAAGTTTTAGAATCACCAATATATGCGCTAAGAACTACTGGTTTATTAGACTTGACAGTATTTACTATATAAACTCTAGTTTCTTTATTATCGTATTCTCCAGATAATTTTATTGTATTACCCATACCATAGTCAAAATTAAAACCTTTTTTTTCTAATTTTTCTATTAAATATTCTGTATTTTCCTTTAAATTAATACCATCAAATATTTGCGACATTGCGGTGTTTACTAAGAAAATAATGATTAGTGTGGTAGTTATTAGCTTTTTCATGTTTGTTATTTTTATGGTTATTGGGTTGGTTGTTCTTGCATTTCTAAAATTTGTTTTCCTTTATCTGATAATGGTCTTGCAAAAAGTCTTAGCTTCTTTCCGGTGGTCGGGCATAAAAATGTTATACCAACATCCATGTAAGACTTTAATACAATTTCCATTACTCCGTCTGAGTTTTCACTAGCACCAATTACATGTGGTTCATCGTAATCAAATTGCATACAAAAATCACATCCATCTAACACTTCTGCATTAGTGGGTAAATTCAATTCTTTTTCTTTTTTCTTAGCCATTTTTATTTATTTAATTCGTTAATATCAACAATTTTTACTTCTTCTCCGTTTATCATTGCGTCTATAGTTGATTCTATTATTTCTCTTTGTTCTGGATTTAATAGAGCAACCTTTTCAATTATAGCCGGTACTGCAAAAACATCACTATTAATTTCGTTTTTAATACCAGTTCTAACTTCAGTTGTAAGAAACGGGTGGGTTATAATATCATTAAAAATCCAATCTATTTTTTTACTATAATTCTTAAATATCCTTTCTCCCTGTGAGTTGGGGAACTGCCTGCAAAAATCTTCTAATTGCTCTTGAGCCATTTTTAAATTTTGGATTGCACTTATGATATTAGCTCCGGTCATTTATTGAAATTTAGATGTTTATTTTCAAGTTCAAATAAAAATTCTCTTGCTTTTTCTACTTTGTGCTGAATCTTTAAAATATCATCTTCATTCCTTTCCACATTGAATATTAATATTCTTTCTGGAATAGCAATATCATCAAATGTCATATTAAACTCAAGCTTCATTGATTCTTTTACATATTCTGGGCTTTCTTCTGAAACAACATTCATCTTATTAAGTAAGTATCTTTTCTCTTGCTCAACAATATTGAATGGTGTATTTACAAGACAGTATGCAATATGTCCACTAGTGGCACCTGAAAGCCACATGTAAGATTGAAGCTGCCAGTAATACAAGTTATCAAGTTTATCTGGTATATTTCCTAAGAATGTCCAAAGATCATAGCTTGATTTAATATCAATAACCTTATTCGGATTAACAGTTATTATATCTGGATGCCCTGATATGTAATCATTAGTAAATCTATGTTCATTTTTACTATAATCCACTCCCCAAAAACTATTTAAAAGCTCAATTGAATCATCTTCAACTTCAACGCCTTTCTTCATTTGCTTTGTTTGTATATCGCGCTTTCTGCCATATTTTTCAGCGATATAAACTTCAATTAAATGTTTTTGTGCCGTTTTAGATAGAATCCCAGCTTCTTTATCAGCTTTAGTTACCGGCTCAGTCATTAAATAACCAACAGAGCTTGATCTAATAAGTGTTTCATTCCATTTCATAATTAAAGGTTGTTTAGTTTGTTATTATAATATTCCAGCAATTCAGGATTGTTTTTACACATTAGTTCCCAAGCTTTTAATTCCTGTTTTGTTTTGCAAGAATCAATAAACTCTTTTGTTCTTTCTGTTAACGTCTTTTTTGACTGTGTTGGTATTACTTTTTCAGTAATTGGTTCATCTTGTTCAAAATAAAGTCCAGCTTCTTCAATTTGTTTAACACTTTTTTTATGGTATTCTTCAACCAATTGTCTTGCATTATCAAGAGCTTTATCTGCCGATTCCCCCGGATTCAAAGCAAATTCAACTCCTATTTTTTCTGATGAATAATTACCTAAATTAAATGTTCTGGTGTAGTGGATGGTTTGTATGTGCATAATACTTATTTTATTCTAGTTACATTCGTTTGCTTTTCAGTTTCTTTAATCTTAAATACTTTGTTTTTATGATCTTCTTTTCTTTTGAGATTAGAAACCATAACCATTACAGATGTATATGGGTTTTCTAATAGTAAACTTTCTCCTACTTTCAATTCTGATACCTTGCTTGATACCGAATCTGGACTAATGTTTCTTGCCATTTTATGTGTTTTTAATATTTGAGTACAAAATTAATTTAATTAATTTAATTAAAAAAATAAATTTAATTAAATTTCTTCTTTATTAGGTTCAGCTTTGATCTATACTCAATAATTAAAGACTTTAATTCCTCTTTTGTAGGCTTAGAAACTTGTCTTGCCAATTCTCTCAAATACTCTACTACTCCATTGTTTTCTTCATCTAGCTTATATTCAAATTCTTCCAAATTACCCATCTTAAAGTAATTTTCTTCCAATGATTGTGGTCTACAATTTGCCTCCAACCACCTAGTTCCAAGATTTGCCCTAGGTATAAAGTGGCCGCATTGTATTTCCTGCCATCTCATCTTTTTACCAGATGTATAACACTCTACCATACCTTGCTTATCTGCATATTTACATCTTATGTATTGGCTAAATACATGATCCAAATCTGAAACTAAATTTTGAAAGCTTTCTCCATCATCTTCAAATTCTTCCATTCTTTTTTGCGTAGATTCAATAGTAGCACATTGTTTACACATCTTTTTTGAAAAATGGTAATCAATGTTTCCGCATCTAACGCATCTCTTTTTCTTTACTATTATCGTTGAATTTCTCATCTTCTTTTAGTTTATGTAGTTTGTTATTTATGAATTTATATTTACCAGCGTATTTACCATCTTTTGTTACTTCTATTATTAAATCAAGCTTTTTAGCCAATTCATATATTAGTTCTCTATTTTCCATTTGCAAATTTAATTAAATTAATTAAACCACAAAATTATTTTTAAAAAAAATTAAAAATATTTGGGAATTTAGAAATTAATACTATTTTTGCTATTCAACAATAAATTTTATGGAAGAAATTAAAACAATGAAGCTTCATGAACGAATCAAGGAAGCTATGGATGGTCGCACTCAGCGTTGGCTTTCATTAAATGCCAAGATACCAGAATCGGAATTATCGCGCAAAATGCAGGGTAAATTACTATTTACGGATAGTGAGATTACACGCATTAATGAAGCTTTGAAAACCGATTTAATAAACGATTAAGATTTTAAAATGCCAAAAGATACATTCTACTTCTCACACGACTATAATGCTCGTAATGATGAGAAGATAAAAAGGCTGATTAGGAAACATGGCATGCAAGGGTATGGTGTTTTTTGGTCAATAGTAGAGGATTTATACAATAATGCGAACGCATTGCGAACGGATTACGAAGGCATTGCGTATGACTTAAGATCGGATAGCGACCTTGTAGCGAGCGTAGTAAATGACTTTGATTTATTCGTTTTTAATGGTGATTATTTTGGCAGTAATTCTGTTCAAGAAAGACTGGAACAAAGAAATGATAAAAGTGCAAAAGCAAGAAAATCAGCTAGTTATAGATGGGATAATGCGAACGCAATGCAAACGCAATCCGATAGCAATGCTAAAAAGGAAAGGAAAGGAAAGGAAATAAAAGGAAAGGAAATAAAAGAAATAAATATATCGTTTGATATTTTTTGGGATTTATATGACAAGAAAGTTGGTGATAAGGAAAAGTTAAAAAAGAAATGGGCATCATTGAAAGATGATGATAGAAGTTCAATTATTGATTATATCCCAAAGTATAAAATGATACAGCCAGAAAAGAAGTTCAGGAAGGATCCTCAGACTTTCTTTAACAATAGTTCTTGGAATGATGAATTGATTGGTTCTGATGTACCAAAAACACAGATTTACAAAAATGGAGATTTTGAAGCTTACAAGAAAAGACAACAGGAATTAGGAAAAACTTTAAATTAATACGATGATAGCTACTATTTTTAAAAACATTTTTAGCAAGGAACCGCATTTTATAACGATTGAAAAAGCATTAGAAAGGATTAAAACTGGTTCAAGTAAAGAACTGGTAACTGAAATTAGAAATACTCTTGATAAAGAAAAGGCTAATAAAATTAAATTAAATTTACCTTCCGTATGTTTTAGTGGTAAGTTTGGAGCAGACAGGAAAGATGATCAACTTATTGAGCATAGCGGTTTTATTGTGCTTGACTTTGACGATATTTCTGATTTAAGGGATAAGCAAACTGAAATTATTTCTAATGATTTTGTTTACGCATGTTGGGTTAGCCCATCTGGTAATGGTCTAAAAGCATTGGTTAAGATAGCAGACGGATCAAAGCATAGAGAACATTTCCAGTCATTACAAGAGGTTTTTCCGGAGATTGATAGGAGTGGAATTAACGTAAGTAGGGTTTGTTATGAGAGTTTTGATACTGATATTTACATAAACGAGAAGGCTACCGTATTCGCAAAAGCTAAGAAAATTGAAAAAATCATTGTTTCTGAAACCCAGAATTTAGACGATTCCGAAAACTTTCGTAGAATATTAAAATGGCTTACCAACAAGAACGATGCATTTGTAACTGGCGAAAGAAATACATATATTTTCAAGTTGGCATCAGCTTGTTGCAGGTTTGGTATTGAAGAAAACGCCGCATTAGGCCTTATTTCGGCGGAATATACTGTGAGCAATGACTTTACTATGTCAGAGATGAAAAGCGCCGTAAAGAGCGGATATAGGGCAAATAGAGGTAATTTTGGAACAGCTTCTATACAGAAAGAGAAGCTTGTTAATAAAACAACCAATTATGAGATTGATGTAAAGAAGGAATTTACAGAAGAAAATGGTGAAAATTACAGGATTGAAGATGTTGTGTATGGTATTGATGTAAAGGATAGGGCTTTGTCAATAAATGAGAGAGGTTTTGAGAAGATAATGGGTATTGGTATACCAGAACTTGATTATTTATTTAAACCAAAAAGAGGGGAAATTACGCTTTTGACTGGTATTGGTAACTACGGAAAAACCGCTTGGCAGAAATCACAGATTTTATCAAGAATTATAATGTACGGAGAAAAGGTGGCTACATTTTCACCAGAAGATACTCCTGCTGAAGAATATTTTCATGACTATGTAGAGATGTTATTGGGATGCGAGTGTACACCATTTAATCCAAATAGACCATCAAACGAAGTGTATGAAGCTGCTTATGATTTTATATCAAAACACATATTTTACATAAGCGCAGAAATGCTTTCTCCTACCCCACAGTATATCAAAGAAAAGTTTCTTGAGTTAATTGTGCAAGAAAAGGTTGATTTCTGTTGCATTGATCCATTCAACCAAATGACAAATGACTATAAAGGTTTTGGTGGTAGAACTGATAAATATCTTGAAACATTGCTATCAGATTTCTCAAGATTTGCAAAAAAGAATGATGTATATTTTTGGATTGTAGCGCATCCTAAATTAATGGAAAGAGATAGGTCAGGTAACTATAAATGTCCAGATGTATTTGATGTTGCAGATGGTGCAATGTGGAATAATAAAATGGATAACATAACTGTTTATCATAGACCATTTGCGCAAACAGATCCAAATAATCCATTAGCAGAATTTCACTCAAAAAAAATTAAAAAGAAAAGTGTTGGTAGAAAAGGATTTGTTCTTGCTGAATATTTATGGGATAGAAGAAGATTTTATATTGCAGGGAAAGATTTTATACAAGATATGTTGAATAAAAAAGGTTATGATTTTTGGAAGCGTAAAGAAGCAAGTCAGGCTTGGCTTCCGTACAAAAATGATGATGGCGAAGAAGTAATATTTTAATAACTATAAAAAACAAAACAATGATTAGAATTTCAGTAATCGGAAGATTAGGACAAGATGCAATCGTAAACAATGTGAATGGTAAGACGGTGATTAATTTCTCAATGGCTTACAGTGAAAAATTTAAAAAACAAGATGGTCAAGAAGTTGATAAAACGACTTGGATTTCTTGTGCTTATTGGACAGAAAAAATAAATGTTGCAAATTACTTAAAAAAAGGTACCTTGATTTATATGGAAGGTAAACCAGAAGCTAAAACTTATTTGAATAATAGTACAAATGAAACGATTGCTCAGTTGCACGCAAGGGTATCAAGCATTCAATTACTATCTGGTAAACAAGAAGAAACCCCATTTTAATGTATATTCATGAACTAAAAAATATAATAGATGTCCATACCCCACTCGGAAAAGGAAAAGCAATCGCATGGATTGATTACGGAAGCGAAGTCAACACCGTTTGGAAAGTTATATTACACGACAGTGGTATCGTGCGGAACTTTTACGATACCGACATTATCGTCTACCCAAATAAGATGGACGGCGGAAGTATTGACTTAGATTATTTTAAAAATAAATAGTATTATGCAACAAGAATTACAATTTGATGGTGCTGATTATGTAAAAGAAAGGGATTACCAAAGATTGGCAAATAACCATTATAAGCTAAAAGAGTTAATGAAAGACTCTGTTTACAGGACTCTTGGGGAAATATCTCATTTTACCGGTATTCCGGAAGCTTCAGTATCTGCTGGATTAAGGGATTTTAGGAAAGAAAAGTTTGGGGGCCATTCCTTGAATAAAAGATATGAAAAAAATGGTTTATATTCGTACCAATTAATCCTTAAAAAAGAGCAAAATGGCCAAAGTTAAATCTGATTCCAGAAAAATTTCATTCGGTAAAAGAAAAACAGGAAGTGCAAAAAAAACTTATAACAAACACACGCCTAAGCCTAAAGAATACAGAGGTCAGGGTAGATAAAACCTAAAAAATGAATAACAAAGCGGCCAAAAAATTAAGAAGATTATCTGTTGCCCTAGCTGCCGGTTCAGGCAAAACTATTGATGATGCAGAAAGAATCTACAAAAATCTAAAAACAGTATATAAAGAAAATAAAAAAGCCCCTAAAAAATAGGGGCCTAATTTATTTAAGCGTTTGCAGCTGAATTGATTTGTGCTACAGTAGAAGTTGTATAAAACAATACTGGTACTTGATTTAAGCCAGTAGGTGCTACTTCAACTATTGAGTTCATAGTTACTCCGTTTGCTACTGTTCCAGAAGGAGCTGGATAAGCTACGAATCCTTCAACTGGGAATCCGTAAGCAATACCAGAAGTTGCTGGAGTTCCGTTAGGGTTTAATAAATCGTATTGATTTCTGCGATATGCGGTTATTGATACTATTTGTGCCATTTTATAATGTTTTTATTTGTTTTTTAATTGTTTTGATTAAGCTGCTGTTGTTGTAGTTGTGGTTGGAGCCGCTGTTGTTGTAGTTGTGGTTGGAGCCGCTGTTGTTGTAGTTGTGGTAGATGTTGTTGTAGTCGTAGTTGTAGTTGTAGCAATACCACTACCATTAATAGCTGCAATTAATCCAGCAACAGTTGCATTGCTGTATAATTTTTCAGCTGGTTGATTTAAACCACTAGGGTAGATGAGAATTAAAGAGTTCATCTGTACACCATTTGCTACAACTGTAGATGGTTGAACCTGTAAGTCGGCTGTTGGTAAAGAAAATAAAACACCGCTAGTTGCAGCAGTACCGTTAGGATTTGTTAAATCGTATTGATTTCTACGATAAACATAAACTGATAAATGATTTGCCATTTTTTAAATTGTTTTTATTGTTATGAATTTTTTTTTGGGCAATACAAATATAATGCATTTTTTGCAATTAAAAATTGATTAAGTTAATAAAATCACTACCTTTGAATTAAATTAATTAAATATGAAATTAATCGCTCCGTCAAATAGAGTTATTATTAAAGTTGATTTAGAAAGTAAAAACAGCCATACTTTCAAGGATGGTACTAAAATTAAGCTTGAAAGAGTTTATGATAATTTTAATATGCGTTACGTTAAACCAGTAAACGCAACAGTTGTGGCAGCTAAGGATATTCCAGAAGGTGCTGAAATACTGATACACCATAATGCTACACATGACACATACAAACTTTTTAACTATTTAAGGCCAACAGCTGAAGCATCTTCTGATATTCAGTATTTTTCAATACCTATTGAAGAATGTTTTTTATGGAGAAATAGTCAGAATGAAGCTTGGCAGCCACTTAATAATTTTGTTACAGGATTAAGAGTTTTTGAGCCTTACAATGGATTTTTAGAAGGCATACCGCCTACTTTGATTAAGAATAAAATATATGTTACAAGCGGAGAATTAACTGGTAAAGTTGTAACTACATTAATATCAAGTGATTATGAGATTATTTATCAAAATGATGATGGTACTGAAGGAAGAATAATTAGATTAAGATATTATCCAGAAGGACATGAAAGAAATGAGGTAATTGCTATTGATCACAATTTGACATCAAGAGTAATTAATAATGAGGTTTTGATTGGATATGGAATTTCTGATGCATCAAGATTAGTAATAACAACCACTGACGTAATATGTCTGAATTAGAGCAAAAAATAAAAGAGTTAGAAAAATCCAATGCCTATTTAATGGGTAAACTAGCTTATTATGAACAAGATGGTGCAATTAAGCTTTATTACAGTTTGCAAAGGAAGGCAAATGAAATGGCGGAATTGCTAAATAGAATTAACTTATTGGATATTGAATTAATTGATCCGAAAGATAAATCATTTGAAAGATTGCAGAAGCTTTGGTCTGAAGCTGGTACAATTACTGAATCTATCAGAGCATTAGAAATATCTGCCGGCATTAATCAAGAAGGAAAAGAAAGTAAAAAAGAGGCAGTTGTAATAAATAAAAGACCATTTTCACCAGAAAGTGTTGCTGATGAAATAGGTGAATTAGCAGGCAAACGCTCATAATATGTACGAAAAAATTGAAAAAGGTTCCACGATTCACATTCAGGGGTTAGATTGTAATCTTCCACCTGAAGGGTATGTATTCAATATATTGACTAAACAGGTTGAGTTTAGAGGCGTTTATCAAAGGTCGGATGTTAAATCAGAGCAATATTGGAAAAGAATACCCTTACCACATTGGTATGCAGATACTATGAAAGAATGGGACGAATATGATAAAAAGAAAAAAGATGAGGCCCCGGAGTTCTATGATGAGAAGCTAGAAGAATTTAAGAAGCAAGAGTGGGATAGGAGATTGAATGGCTTTTGGTATATGAATAATGGCAAACCGACCTATTTGACTGGCATGCATTATTTGTATTTACAATGGTGGAGTATAGATATTGGTTATCCTAAATTTAGGATGCCAGACCTAGAGAAGTTCTATTTTATGGATTATTGCATACAGGATCCGCTTTGTATGGGTATGCTTGAGGTTACAAAAAGACGTTTTGGTAAATCTTTTGTGGCTGGTTTATTTGTTACAGAATATACTACTAGAACCAAAATGACAAATGGTGGTATTCAATCTAAAACCGGTTCGGATGCTAAGAAGTTCTTTGCTAAGACTGTTGTGAATCCATTTAGGAGGCTTCCTAAGTTTTTTAGACCTGAATATGATATGTCTTTGGGAGTTAATCCAAAGTCTGAAATGAGATTCCAAAAAACAAACGTAAGAGGTAAAAAGGCAGAGGAGAATGTAGATAAAGATGAATTAGGTTCAGTTATTGACCATCAGTCTGCTGATACGGTTGCTTATGATGGACAAAAATTACATAGATATGTAGCGGATGAGTGCGGTAAAACAACTGAGGTAAACGTGTATGATAGACACGAGGTTGTACGTTATTGCTTGTTAGATGATGAAGGTAAAATAATTGGTAAAGCTCTTTATACTACTACTGTAGAAAAACTTACATCTGAAAAAGATGGAGTTCAGGATGCATTTAAGTTGCTATGGGAAGAAAGTAATCAGGAAAAAAGACAGCAAAATGGAGCTACATCAAGTGGTTTGTATAGATTTTTTATGTCTGCTAAAAGAACAAGAAACTTTGATGATTTCGGATTCCCGGATGAAGAAAAAACATTGTTGCAAATTGAAGCAGATAGAGAAACGGTTAAAAACAACCCAAGAGCATTGTCTGCTCGTATTAGAAAAGAGCCATTAACGATTGATGAGGCATTTAGTACTGATGCTGACGGCTGTATTTTTAATGTAATGAATATTACCGCAAGAGAGTCTTATTTAAAAGAAAATCCCGTATTGAAGCGTCATATTGTATTTTACAGAGATATTGACCAAACTGTCAAATGGAGGAATATTAACGATAAAGAAGAGGATTTTCATTGGGTTATTACTCAATTTCCACCTGTTGGAAAAGAGAACAGTCATTTGTTTGATATTAGAACAAGAAAGCCCGGAAGAACCGATGATGGCGCTATTGCAATTGATGGATATAGTAATAGTCAAGGAGGTAAATATGGTTCTAAAGCATCTGCTTGGATTGGGAGAAGGTACAATTTGTTAGATCCATCAAGTACAGGTAAGGCTATAGGGCATTTGTATGGTAGGCCTAATATTAAAGAAACATTACACGAACAGGTACTTTTGGCGGCAGAATATTATGGTTATCAGGCTTGGTACGAACATAATAGTGATGATTATTTATCTTATTTTAGAGATAGGGGGAGAGTTGGTTATTTAGGTTCTTACCCAATTTCAACTATTGATCCAGCTAAAAGAGAAACAGCTGAAAGACACAAAGGATTCCCAACTACTCCGTTTAGCCTTACAAAACAGGCTGATGTTGGAATAATGTATTTTGAGTCACATATTGATTCTATAGATTTTGAGAATTTATTAGAAGATGCCAAAAAATTTGATCCAAACAATAGAACAGACTATGACATAACTGTATCATTTTTGATGCTAATAGTTTGTTTAATGGAGCCTGTTATAAAACCGCCAAAGAGAGAACCATTGGTAAAAAGCTACGTTCCTTCTTTTAATTAATTAAAATTTTATTAAATTCTGGATATTTAGTATATTTGACACAAAATATATTCAAATTGGCAGAGAGTCCCTTATACATATCCTCGGCAAATAGTAGTGGGCAGTCGCTTAAAGACTTCCAAATTACTACTGATGTAGCGTCTAAAAAAGATTATTTATACGGTAAAAATGTTGCCCAAAATATTTATTCTACAATCTATGGCAACCAAACTTATTTTTGGTTAAGAAATAATAGATTTAGAAAAAACAGACAAATTGCTAACGGTAAAGTAGACATGAGTGTGTTTATGGACCGATTGGAAATGAATGGTAAAGCCAACTTTGTAAATATTAACTGGAAATCAATTATTATTGGTAATACTATTGTTGCTAGATTGGTTGGTTCTTGGATGAGTAGGAGAGAAAAAATTACAGTTAATGCTAATGACAGCGCATCTGCAATGTTAAAACAAAGACAAGCAGATGAGGCAGAATTTTTATACAGAAATAAAGAAACTCTTGCTCAATTACAGCAAGAGTCTGGTGTTGAAATTATTCCTAAAGATACATTTGTTGCAGAAGATAAAGATGAATTAGATCAATGGATAATGGAGTTCAATCATTTACCAGAAGAAATATTATACAGCATTGGTTGTAATAATGTTTTTGAAGCTAATGGTTGGAATGATGTTTTAAAGCAAAGATTATTGCATGATTCAGCTGAGGTTGGATTAGTGTGTACATACACTTGGATGGATGAAGAAGGTGAAGTTCATGTTCAATGGATTAGACCTGAAAATGCTATTTATTCATATTCTGATTTTCCTGATTTTAGAGATACCACTTATAGAGGTCATATTCTTTCAATGAAGATTAGTGAAGTAAGAGCAAGGTATAGTCAAGCAGCAGGGGGTACACTTTCTGAAGAAGATATATTTCAATTAGCACAATCTTCAAAAGAGTATCAACTTACCGATAAAATTAAGTGGATGCAGGATTGGAATGTTGCTTGGTTAAGACCTTATGATGAGTGGAATATTGATTTGGTGAATTTTGAAATTCGCACTTTAGACTCTGATGGTTATACTGTTACTAAAACTAAAAAGAATGGTAGCACTATTATTAAAAAAGGTAAGCCAGAAAAATTAGATGAAAATCAAGAATATTTAGAAGAAAAGAAGTGGAATATTTATCATGGTGTTTATTGCCCAGTTACTCAAAAAATGATTCATTGGGGTATTAAGAAAAACATGATTCGTCCACAAGATCCAAAAGAAATAGGCAACGCAGAATTTTCTTATAGCTTTTATATGTATGATCCTTATGACATGCGTAACGTAGCTGTACCAGAAAAAATTGAAGAGCCTATTGAGCAAATGATTTTAGCTAGATTAAAGATACAACAACTTGTAGCTAAGATGGTTCCGGCAGGTGCAGCAATTGACGTTGATGCGCTTCAAGAACTTGATTTGGGGTTAGGTGATTCTGTTAAGCCAATTGACGTTCAAAAAATATGGGAACAAACAGGTAAGCTTTATTATCGTGGAAGAGATGCCGAAGGTAATCGTATTCCTGTTCCTATTACTGAATTGGCTAATACAGGTTTTTCGCCTCAATTGCAAGCTTTAATTCAGTTATATCAATTCCATTATCAAGTACTGAAAGATGAATTAGGTGAAGATCCTAATTTAATGAATCAGGCTGCACAACCAAGAGTTTCCGCTTCTAATATTGAAACTTCAAGAGTTCTAGCAAATAACGCTACTGAATATATGTATGATGCATATATTTATGTAATGGAAGAAACAGCTAAAAAAGTTGCTTGCTTAATTAATAAAAGCGTTACGCATGGTGCTAAAAAATACAGCGATTTATTAAATCAAGAAGATGTAAAAGATAGAAACTTTGTTGCTTCTATAAAGATGATGCCTGACGATGTACAAGTTGCTACATTACAAGCAATGATGAACAATGCTGTTGCATCAAATCCTCAGTTGGTTATTTACTTAGATCCATTTAAAGCAATGAGAATGGCTAAAGAAAATGTAGAACTTGGAGAATTGTATTTTAGACAGGCACAAAAAAGATTTATAAAAACTGAGCAAGAGAAAGCTATGGTTAACTCTCAGCAAAATGCAGAAGCTCAACAAGCTAGTATTCAAGCAAAAATGCAAGCAGATACAATAATTGATGGCAAAAGAGCTTTGGCTAAAGAAAAGGAAATTATATTACAAGGCGTTTTTGATCTTGCAAAAGCAAATATTCCTGTTCCAGCAGAACTTCAGGCATTGGTTGCGAGCATGTTACAGAACGTAACTGTTCCAATAGCAGTTCAAAATCAGGAGCAACAACAAGCATTAGCTCAACAGCAAGAAGCTGAAATGCAGCAAATGCAACAGCAAGAAATGGAACAAGGACCTCAACAACAAATGGGACCTGAAATGCAAGAACAAATGGAAACTCAACAATAAATAAACTATAAAAAAAAAATAAAATGGCAACAGCAAGCAAGATTTTAATAAGACTTCAAAAATTCAGTTCTAAAATTAGTACAGTTGTAGATGCAACTGATTCTTTTAATGCTAATAATAGTTTTTACCAAGATTTATCTGGTTGGGACTCAGCTGTAGTTCAAGTGGTAAATCCGGGTACTACGATTCTTTTTAATACAACAAATGACGATGGATCTATTACAGGTCAATTATTACCTGCTCCAGAAGTTCCATTATATTGGACTCCTGTTTTAGGTGTTAATTTAGCTACCAAGACAGATGTTTCATCATTAGCAAGTAGTGGAATTGTTGCTTTTGGAATTATTGGAAAGTATTTGCAATTAATTAATTCTGCTTCAACAACAACAACAACAACGGCAGCGCCTACTACAACAACAACGACTGCCCCATAATAATTAAATAAAAATAAAAATAAAATGGCAAGTTACGCATACGTTTTATCTAAAAATACATATCCAACAGCTGGGGAAGCTTATAATGTTGGAGTTTTACAAGGAACCAGAATAGTTTATGCAACCACAGCAACTTTGACTGGTGCTAATATTCTATATACTGAAAGCGATTTGATACAACCAATTTATGGAAATGGATCCGATTGGTATGGTGTTCAATTGCTAACAAATACTGGTGTTAAGTATGCCATTACAATTGATGTAGATGGCTCTATAGTTATAGATTAATAACGAAAAACAAAATAAGCATTTATGCTAGAAAATCAAGACATGTCAGCTCCAATAAAGCTGGCAGAAGGTTACAATCCGTTTTCGGATGAAGATGTTGCGCCACAAGTGCAACCGCAAGTAGAAGTAGCCCCTACTGCAAATGATCAACAAATCGTTGATAATTCACCTAACACATCTCCGGATTCAATTGTTAGTGATAATAAACAACAACCGGATTATTCTAATTTTAATCCAGATTCTTTTATAAAAGAAAGATTTGGATTTGATACAGTAGATGAAGCCGAAGAAGAGTTCATAAGATTAATTGAAGAAAGAGAGCAATCTCCTAGTTTTGATTTTTCTGATGATGTTAGTAGAACTTTGTTTGATGCAATTAGAGAAGGCAAGACTGATGAAGTTTATCAAATTTTAAACGAACAAAAAAAACTTGATAAATTAACTAGTTCTGAATTAACAACAGAAATTGCTGCTGAAATTGTAAAAACAAATATTCAAAACAAGTTTAAGGACTTAAGTGCAGATGAAGTTGATCTTTTATTTTATGATCAATTTTTCGTACCTTTGAAACCTGAACAAGGTTATGATGAAACTGATGAGGATTATGCTGAAAAGTTAAAGACATGGCAGGCACAAGCTGATTACACAGAGAAACGTCTGATGATTGAAGCAAAAGTGCTTAGACCTGAAATAGCGAAGTTAAAAAGTGAAATAAAACTACCAGATATTTATAATGAGGCCGGTAGAGAAGCGGAATATCAAGAGGAATTTGAATATTTGCAACAAGCTAGGTCTGTTTATGAAAGAACGCTGGATTCTGAATTTCAATCTTTCAATGGGTTTAATGTTTCGGTTAAAGACGATGATGTTGAAATACCGATTTCATTTAACGTAGCTGAAGATGAGAGATTAGCATTAAAGCAAGAACTATCAGATTTTGATGGCGAAGCTTATTTAGAAAACAGATGGTTTAACGAGGAAGGAAAGCCAAATGTAAGACAAATAATGGCCGACAAATATGTTCTTGAGAATTTGCCTAGAATTTTGCAAAAGGTAGCAAATGAAGCTGCATCTCAAAGATTGTTAGCTCATTTAAAGAAAAGTGGTAATATTAACCTTAACCAAACCCCCACTCCGCAAGGAACGGCTCCAAGCCTAAATCCAAATGCTGCTATTCAGGAGCAATTGGCTAACTGGGCTTTTAGTTCGTAACTTAAATATTACCCTTGGAGAAGGTGTTAAGATTAAAAACTAAATATTATGGCAGGAATACCTACCTCTAATATTCTGCAACCGGGTGCAATATCACTCCAGTCCCAGAATCGTCAACTGATGGTTGACTTACAATTATTAACCCCACAGTATTACAAGCAGTACACTCAAAAGTACGGTAACGAAGATTTTACTTGGTGGTTAGCAGCTCATAGCGGCATGGAAGAAGTTAAAAACTTAAACTACTTCTGGTTTGAAAACCGCGGTAAATTAATGCCGGGTGTTACAAACGAATCAACTGTAGCAGCAGGTGTTGGTGCAACTTTAACTTTAACTCTTGGTCAAGAAGCGTACTATAACAATGGTACTCAATCTCCACTTAGATTAAAAGAAACTTTGCGTGTTGCTTCTTCTAACGTAGAAGGTGTTATCGTTTCAATTGACGATACAACTCCTTATGCTTTCACATTTGAAGTTGCTCCTAAGCAAACTAGTCAGCGTTTTGCTTCAGCTGGTGTTAACTCATTACTTGCTGGTGAGGTTTTATTATTCGGAGGTGACGCTGATGCTGGTGAAGCTTCAACTCAAATCAATCCTTTAATCCAATTGGATCAAAGATATGATAACTATGTAACAGAAATTCGTGATGGTTGGAGCAATACCGACTTAGCGCAAATGGCTGAAACATATTATGAGTTCCCTGTATCTCCTGATATGGCTGCAAATGGTGCTACTGCATTTACATACAAAGGTATGTACAAAACACTTGTACGTTTCAAAAACAACGTAGAAGCTAAATTAATGCGTGGTAACTTACAAAACAATAACGCTATTGATTCTAATTCTCAAGGTTCTGTTGGTATTATCCCTAAAGTAGTTGCTGACGGTGAAACTGTTGGTTACACTCCGGGTACACTTGATATCGCTAAGCTTCATGAGATTACTCGTATCATGGACGTTAATGGTTGTGCTAAGCAATCTGCTTGGTTGTGTGATATCTTCCAAAGACAAGACTTCAGTGATGGTATCTTCGCTGCATACCCTGCTGGTGCTTTCGTTTATGGTCAAGGCGAAAAGTCAAAAGAGGCTTCTGTTGCTTATGGCTTCCAAGAAATCTTCATTGACGGTTACTTATTATCTGTTAAGAAGTACTCTCAATTCAACACTGAGGTTACAACTGGTTTAACTCCTAACGTAGATTACTTCCGTAATTTTGGTTTAATCTATCCAATGGGTGAAACTAAGGATGCAAAAACCGCTCAAGCTTACAAGAACATTACTATCATGTATCAGCAGCCTCCTGTGGGCGGTACTGTTGGTAACGGTATTCGTGTATGGCAATTTGGTGGTGGATCTCCTAATCCAACAGATGGTACAATGACTAATCAAATCGCAATGATCACTTATCGTGGTACTCGCGTTTGTGCAGCAAATCAGTTTATCATCCTTCAAGGTAACTAATAATTAATTACCTTTAATTAATCGGGTAGCGGCAACTTTATTGATTGCCGCTACCTATTTTAAACATATAAAAACCATTTTATGGCTCGTTTAAAGGCAGTTGGCATACAAGAAGCCAATTTTTCACAACAAAGTGAAGTAGTACAATCAAGACAATACGAAGAATCTACAGCAGCACTTAATGATGCTCCCGTAGCTACCGGTAATACTTTTAAAATTTTTAAATTATCAGATACTAAGAAAAATGGTAAATACCATATGGAAGGTATTGATGATGTTTGGAATGAAAAGAAAGGTAGAATGGAGAGAATTAGACTTTTGAGAGGCTATCCTAGTATTTGGGTAGAAGATCAAAAAGGACTAGAAAAGTCATTTGTTGAGCAAAACAGAAGAAGTCTTATTTTTGATAGAAGGGTTTTAAGGGTAGCAGAATATGATGTAGAAGCTCTTGAGTTTCTAAGTCTGTGTAATGCAAACCTTGATAACCAAAATAGAAAAGGAACAAGAAAAGTTACATTTTTTCAATGGAATCCTCAAAGAACAGCAGAACTTGAACGCGCTAAGAGAGTTGCTAAAGTTGAAGCTATTAAATACGCTTCATTAGCATCTGACGAAGAAATGCGTAAGCACTGTAATTATCTTGGAATTTCATTTGTAGATGAATTAGGTATGCCTAAATCACTAGAAGCATTAAGAAACGACTATGAGCTTTACGCTGAAGCACAACCTAATAAGTTTATGCAAAGCGCTGGTTCAAAAGAAGTTGAAATTGCTTTTATTGTTAAAAAGGCATTGATTGACAATAAAATAGATACTACTACTAAGAAAGGTTCTGCTTATTGGTCGGGTGATGGTGGATTTATCTGCAAAATACCTTCAGATAAAAAACCGCAAAATTACTTGGTTGAATTTGCAATGTACCCTCAAGATGAAAGTAAGGCATTTTTAGAGCAATTAAAGAAGCTAGTTTAATACTTTCCCTCCAAATATAAGAAGCCCTCGTAACCTAAAAATTACGGGGCTTTTTTATTACTTTTTCGTATATTTGTTGTATAACTTATTTCAATGAATGTTAATGATATGTATCGTATTTGCCAATTTGCGGTTAATAAGGCGCAAAATGGCTATTTAACTCCAGCGGAGTTTAATCTGACTATAAATCAAGCGCAGATTTCATATCAAGATTATCTATTGGGTGAATTTCAGCAATATCAATACGGAAGGCCGCAAGCTAGAATTAATTATAGTCAAAATGAAAACACTAGACAAAGGTTAACTCCTTTGATTACAGAATCTACTTTGACTATAAATAGCGGAACTGGAGTTGCTCCAGCACCAGCAGACTTTTTGCAAGTTGATGCTATGTGGAAGTCTGACGGATTAAATAGGGTTAGATTTGTTTCTCAAGATAAATTGTATTCTTATCACAATAGTCAAATTGATCCAATTGCGGATAACCCAATATACTTGTTAGAAAATAATCAATTTCAGTTTTATCCTAAAACATTAGGTACGGCTGTTTTGTCTTATGTAAAATCTGCACCGGCTATTGTTTGGGCATTTACCACAGTAAGCGGTAGACCTGTTTATAATGCTGGCGCAAGCGTACAACCTGTTTGGGCTGAAATAGATATTCTTGAAATTATTACAAGAGCATTGAAATTAGTTGGATTAAATTTACAGGATGGTGCAGTAATGCAGTATGCTAATCAAATAAACCAAACTGGACAATAATGACTAGGTATCAATTAATAGAAAGAGTATTAAGGCAAATATATAACGGGCAGCCGTCTGATGATTCTAATATCACATTTGGATTAGTTAATCAGTGGCTAAATGATGCTATTGGGGCAGCAGCTAAAAAGAATTATACAGACAACATTCAAATAGATGGCGTGTCTTACATAAATAATTCATTTTATACTACTTTTAAGAACTTAGATATATATGCAGAAACGGTAGATAATGTTACTTATAGAGTTGATTTACCGTCTATACCTGTTGCACTAGGAAGGAATGAAGGTGTTGCTACATTACAGTTTGTTGGCGATAAAAAAACCTCACAAACAGCAATACCTTTAAGTATGAATCAGGTAGCTTATCAAGAACAATTAAGACCTATCCAAAATAAAATAGCATACTGGATTGAAGGTAAGAATATTTATGTAAAAAGTTCAATACCTTTAACATCATATAAAGCAACATTAAGAATGGTTAGTGGGGGTGATTCAACAGATTTAGATTCAACATTGATAATTCCTGATGATTATATGCCAATAGTTATTGATTATATTAAAAATCAATTGGTATTTGAAAAATCAAGACCTATAGATCAAAGTAATGATGGCGTAGATAATAATAACTAAAAATAACAACCAATGAAACCAATTAGAGATTTTGTTTTAGTAAAACCATTTATGGCTGATGAAATTACAGAAGGCGGATTATTTATCCCAGAAGGATTTAGGGAGAGAAGTAGTAAGGCTAAAGTAATTTCTGTTGGTCGCGGAACTGCTAAAGTAAAAATGGAAGCAAAAAAGGATGATTGCATTTTTCATATAAAAGGAGCAGGGGAACCTGTTATTATAGATAATGAAATCCATTTTTTGATTCGTCAAAATGATATATTAGCTTATTTTTCAAATAATTAAAAATGTCCCAAGTAAGAAATTACATAACATTAGATTCAGTTATCAATGATTACATTGATGAAAGTGAACAGTCAGTACATAAATACGCTAAGTTATATAATATTGCTGTGCGTGGTATGGAGAAACTTGGTCTTGACTTTTTTTATAAAATAAGAACAGTTAAGGTACCTGTTGACACTACTAATTATACTGCACAGTTACCTAATGATTATATAAGCTACACTAAGATAGGTGTATTAAACTCGGTAGGTGAAATTATCCCATTGAAGTTTAATAGTAAAATGACATTTTATGGAGATCAACAGCCAAATAGATTGGCTTTGACTCAAGATGATACTTTGGCAACATGGTATCAAACAGATTTACCTTTATGGTTTAATTACTGGGATGGATATGGTTTTCAAAATATTTATGGATTACCGAGTGGCTCTCCGTTTGTAGGTCAATTTAACATTGATGATTCAAATGGTGTTGTCCTTTTAAATCAGTATTTCTATTATTCTTATTTAATGATTGAATATTTATCAAGCGGAAATCCTGAAGAAAAATTTTCTATACCTATTCAATTTAGAGAAGCTATGCTTGCATGGATTTCTTGGAGAGATATTGCATCTATGCCTTCTACTAGAAGAGGTAATTTAGGAGATAAAAGAGATAGAAAGCAAGAATTTTACAATCAAAGAAGATTGGCAAATGCTCAATTCAAGCCATTATATATTATGGATGCTTACGAATGGAATTTAGATACTCAAAGAATGACTGTTAAGGCATAAGATATGATAATAAATACTCCTTTTAGTGGAAAATTAAACCTAGATGATGCAGAATACAGAGTCAGTAATAATGATTATATAGATGCATTAAACGTCACAAAAGACGCACAAGGTCGTGGGCAAGATAAAGTAGTTTCTAATATTTTAGGAAATACTATAATAAGCTACAGTTTGCCAAGTGGAGTAAGTAAGGTTATTGGGTTTTACGGAGATAAAGTAAGAAATAGGGCTTATTATTTTATATGGAATAGTGATGGTTTTCATACTATTGCTTATTATGATTTAAGCACACAATCAATTGTAACGGTTCTTCAAAGTAAAACAAATAGTAACGGGGTTGATATTTTAAATTTTAATCCTTCTTACAAAGTTTTATCTATTAATATATATTACAGAGATTTAGAAGGAGATTTAATATTCTTTAATGATGGATATAATCCTCCTAGAACTATAAATGTTAATAATTTATATGGCAATAACTGGGTTGCTGACTATTTGCTAGTTGCAAAAGCTCCGCCCGTAATGCCTCCTCAAGTTACTTATGAGAATGACACAACAATTACTATAAATAATTTAAGAAACAAATTATTTCAGTTTTGTTATAGATATGTTTACGATAATTTTGAAAAGTCTGTATGGAGTTCAAAGAGCATAGTTCCTTTGCCTCAACAGCCATCATTAACGCTGACAAATGATATAAGTCCTAATCCCCCAATCCCAGCTGATACTTATAACTCAAGAATTGCTGTTAATTTTTCAACAGGAGGTCCTAATGTTAAAGCTATTGAAGTTGCTTTTAGAGAAACATTTAGTAGTGGTACTAGTGACTGGTATTTAATAAAGTCTTTTGATAAAGCTGCGCTTTCAATAAATGATAATGATATTAATTATTTTAGATTTTATAATGATTCAATATATAATCAAATTGATGTTTTAGAAGCGGATCAGTTGCAGGATTGGGTGCCCCAAAGAGCAAATGCATCTGAGCTTGCAAATGGTAACGTGTTATTATATGCAGGTATTTTAGAGGGTTACGATAAAACAAATGTTGATTTACAGGCATCTACATATTCAACCGCATCAAGTTATTATTACGACCAATGTGGCTTATCTTTCTTTGCTTCTGTAAATGGTAACGATAGCGGATCTGGTACTACAATGAATATATATCTTTATGGTACAGGCGCAAACGGTGTAAATGGAAATGTTACAGAATTAAATAACGCAGCAGGTACTTATTTTATAAATTCTTTTAGCGCAAGCGGAACTGATTTAAGTACATCTTATGCAACGACAGGACTTACCACTAATTATTTAGTAAGTGATATATTAGCTGGCATATCTGCCGCTATGGTTTTAAAAGGATATACTCAAGTTTCATTAGTTGGCAATAAGCTAACAATGTCTTATGCAGGTGGATTTGTTTTAACATCAACAGCTTTTGCTACTATACCTGCGTTAGATAACGATAATACTAGATTTGCAAATGTTTGGAATGGTGGTTATCAGTATGGTATTCAATATTTTGATGCACAGGGTAGAACGATTGGTACACAAACATCACCAAGTGCCGTAATTAATACTCCGCCAAGATTTCTTACAGATGATTTCCCATTAGTAAACTTATCTATTTTAAATAGGCCTCCATTATATGCTTCTTATTATCAGATTGTTAGATCTAATAATACAACTTACAACAAGCGTCTTTGCTGGGTAAGTGATTCAGCTTATGTGTCATTGCCTGATGGAGTAGATAATACAAAATTTCTTTACATAGGTATTGGTAATATTCAAGAATATAATGACCAAATTAGTTCAACCCAAAATGTTGTTTCTTATAACTACACAGAGGGAGATAGAATTAAATTCTTAAGAAGATATGATGTTACTGGCGCAGCTCAGGATATTACAAGTCAATTTGATTATGAAATAGTTGGTACGCTTTCTACTATTGAATATACTACTACAGCTAATAATAATACAAATACGGCGGTTGGTAATTTTCTTAAATTAAGATACCCAACTAATGATATTAGTATTGGATTTCAGTTCCCCGGAACTGAAGATTGGCAGCATTATGAAATATTGTTGTATAATTACACAAACAATGCTTCTTCAACTCAAAGATTTTTTTATGAGTTTGGTAAGCAATATGGTATTGGTGATGCTGGTTTACCAACAAGGTATCATTTTGGTTTAACAAAGCTTCCTAACGGAGGAACAACTCTTGCTCTTAATAATGGTGACTTGTTTTATAGATTGAGAAGGGTTCCTTATAGTAATAAATATGAATATACATCGGGAGTATTCAATATTGGAGTTTCTGGTGCTTTTGTTTCAAGAAGTGTATCATTCCCAATAACAGTTGATACAACTATTGATAATACATCATATAGAATACAAACACAGCCAAATGTTGATGTTGCTTTAACAGGATCAAGTTATCCCGTTTGGTCTGATAGTGGTTATTTTTTCTACAATAAGTCTACAACTTTACAGCAACCTGTTTCTATAAAGGGTACTTTTAATATGGCATCTGATGGGACATCACAGTTTTCTGTTTATGCTCTTATTTGTACTAATTTAGTTCCATTATCGCCTAAAATTACTATTTCATTGCTTCCAATTGAAGTAAACGATATAAAACAAAACGTAGATACTACATTTACTATTGATAAGCAAATTACTGTTCCTCAAACAGGTAAAGTGTATATTGTAGCTAAGTCTACAAATGATGCAGTTGGTTCTAATAGCATATTTGTTCAGCCAATGACATTTGAGTTTCAAGTTTTAAAAGGTTCTGAAATTGAAATTATAGAAAGTAGTTTTAATGATACATATAATTTGATTACAAATAGCAATGGTAGAGCTTCAGTAATAGATGAAAATGCTAGTCAAACATATTTTCCTACATTAATTAGATTTGGACAAGCATATCAATCAAATACTAATCTTAATGCTACAAATAGATTCATTTATGAAGATTTTGATGAGTATGATAGGTCGTTTGGTGATGTATTAAGGTTGCATGTTAGAGATAGATATTTAAAGGTTTACCAAAACTTTAAAGTGGGTAATGTTCCTATCTTAACTCAAATTGTAAAAGATGTAACTGGGAACCCATTACAAGCTAATAGCAATCAGTTAATTAATAAGATTCAGTATTATGCTGGTGATTATGGAATTGGTGATGCAGCTACAAGTCTTGCATGGAATAACTTTGCAGATTACTTTGTAGATAATTTTAGGGGTGTCGTATGTAGATTGGCACAAGATGGAATAACTCCTATTAGTATTACTAATAAAACAAATGCTTTTTTTGTAGCTACACTTGCTGCTTATAGACAGAGTTTAAATAATGGTGTACCTGCGACAGGCGCGATATATTCTGGTAATCCATGTATATATGGTGTATTTGATGCTAATACCAATAAGTATATTATTGCAATGGAGGAAATTAATAGGTATTTACCTCCTTCTACAACTACTACAACGTCAGGTCCTACTACCACTACAACAACAACGACTAGTACAACAACAACGACTACCACAACTACGGCTGCTCCAACTACGACTACAACCAGTACTACAACAACTACGATTGCGCCTATAACTACCACTACGACATCAAGTATATTTTTTGATATTGATTGGAGAATATCAGAACTTTCTAATACTGGACAATTAATACAATTATGGTATAGTACAAATTTGGGTTTGAGTTGGACATTATGGCAACAGTCTACATTTAATACTAGTAACTATCCGCTTTATGATCTTTTTTTTGGAAAAACATTTAACCAAGGATCTACACCGTATATTACTATAACTGATGCTTCTGGTAATGATATTCAATATGGAGTAGGTAATACCAGTGGAGATTTTGAATCTAAATGTGGTAAATCAAATCCTGTAATAATTCCTTCAATAAACTCAAATACGACTGTATATTTTAATCTTAATGTTGCTGCTGGTAATTTTGTTCAATGTGTTACAACGACAACAACAACTGCTGCGCCAACGACAACAACAACTATAGCTCCTACTACGACCACTACAAGCACTACGACTACTGCGGCGCCAACTACAACGACTACTAGTACAACTACAACTACAACGGCTGCTCCTGCTACAACGACTAGTACAACGACCTCAACAACAAGTACAACAACAACTACAACGGAGGCTCCAACTACTACTACGACTAGTACAAGTACTACTACTACTTTGCCGCCAACAACAACAACAACAACTTTGTCTTTTTATACTTTCCCACTAGGGGTAGATTCAATTAGCGGCGCTTTAGCTTGTGTTGATTTTGCAGTCACACCTTTAAACTATTATTCAGCATCTTCAGTATTAACTAATAGTGTAGTAGTTTATCAAGACTCGGCACTAACAACTGTTGTACCTAATAATTATTATTCTAATGGAGTAAATAACTGGTTAGTTACAGGAGGTAATGGTACATTAACAACCGAAACATCTTGTTAATTAAGTAAATTAAATTAAATGGCAAATACATTATATTTTCATCAAGATCCATTTACAATAGCCTTTTCAGAGCCTGATAATGCTTTTGAGTCATTTTATTCGTATCATCCTGAATTTATGGGTGAGGTGAACACTACTATGTTTACATTTAAAAATGGAGCAATTTGGAAGCATGGAACGAGTCCTTATTGTAATTTCTATGGAACTCAATATAATGCATCAATAACTCCGGTATTTAACTCAAATTCATTGGATAAAAAGACTTGGGTTTCTGTTATGGAAACAGGAAACACAGTGTGGGCTTGCCCAGATATATATACCCAGATGGAAAGTGCCGGTACTAGGCAGGATAGTGAGCTTTTAGCAACAGACTTCCAAGACCTAGAATCCGAGTACCATGCATCATTTTTAAGGGATTCAAATAGTCCGGGAGGCCTTATTGAAGGGGATAGCTTAAAAGGCAATTATATTGTTATAAAATTTGAGAAAGCAAGTGCAAATTCTTTCGTATATTTGAACAGCGCAACGACTAAATATATTAATTCGCCATTAAATAATAGGTAATGATTATTAGGGAAAATGATGATATTGTAGATAATATTGAAGCTGCAATGATGCAATTCCCTGATGAGTTAATAGAAGGTCCGTTAGTTCATAAATTTACTGATGGCATGTATATAAGAGAAATCTTTATGCCAGCAGGTTCTTTATGGACAAGTAAGATACATAAAACGGAACATCCGTATGTTGTATCTTATGGTAAAGCGGCTGTTTCAATTGATGCGCAAGAATGGTATGAAATAACTGCTCCTTATACTGGTATTACAAAGCCGGGAACAAGAAGAGTTTTATTCATAATTGAAGATTGTATTTGGACTACATTTCACAGAATAGATGGAATGAAATCTGAATATAACGATTTAAGTGAAGAGGAAATAGAGAAGATAGTTGAATCAATAGAAGATAAAATATTAGAGCCTTACATTAATCAGATTACTGGTTCAGATGTAGGTAAAGAATATAAACAAATTTTAAAAAATAAAAATAAGGAATTATGGCTTTCGCAATCGCAGGATTAAGTACAGCAGCAACTATAGCATTAGCTGGTACAGCGGCGTCTGTTGGCTTAGGTGCAGCTCAAATGATTTCATCAAATAAAGCTCAAAAAAGAGCGCAATCTGCCCTTGAAAGACAGGCTCAAAATAGTCCTTTAGCTACTGAAAGTAAAGCTCTTAATGATTATTATCAAGAAGCTTTAAACAGATATAAAGAAAGCCCGTATCAATCAGCTGCTTATCAACAAACTATGCAAAATGCAAGAAGAACAACTGCTTCTGGTTTAGGCGCACTTCAAGATAGAAGATCTGCAATTGGTGGTATATCTAGGCTTGGTGGATTAGAAAGAGGTGCTTCTCAAGGTGCAATTGCTCAAGGAGAACAAATGCAAGCTCAGAGATTTTCTGAATTAGCTAGGGCTACTCAAATGAAAAAGGCTCAAGAAGATGAATTATTTGATATTAACGAAATGACTCCTTATCAACGTAAGCTTCAATTAGAGCAAATGAAAGGAGCGGCTGCTGGTGAAAGATATAATGCCGGTATGCAAATGGTAGGGCAAGGTTTAAGTAATGCTCTTTCTTATGCTACAAATCTTGATTATACTAATCCTGATTTAGGTAAAAAAGCAGTTAAAACTCCTTTAGTAGACGCGTCTTTGGCATCACCTAAGTTTAGTATGCCGGGATCCAAGGCAAAACTTCCTAGCTCTGTTAATAGATATTTTCAAACAAGTACCCCTAAAAAGATTTTTTAATGGCAAGTACAGGATTATTGGGTATAAACCCATATAGAGGAGGAAATGTTGCGATAGATATTACATCTAAGCCAACTCAATTAGCTATTAATCTTATGCAAAAGCAGCAAGCTAAAGCTGAGGCTGTAGATAAGTATTTTAAAGATTGGGAAAAAAGTTTAAATACTGCTGGACTAAGTAAAGGCGAGATTGATGTGTTTGCTAATAAGCTAAAGCAAGTGCAAGAATACGGGATTAAAAATAAAAAAGAAATTACCAATCCTTCAAAATATGGATATGATGCTCAGTCAAATCTAATGGCTGCGTTTAAAGATTTACAATCTTTTATTGAAGAAGGAAAACAGGCTACTGGTGAAAGAAAAGCTTTTAAAGATTACATTAATCAAGCTATTAAATCTGGTAAACATGTTTCTGATAATTATATAGATGTATTGAATAATGCTATGTTACCTGTTGGTGCTGGCTACATAGCTCCAGATGCATCTTTGGTAGATATATATGATCCTTATGATGAAGTTAAATTTACGTCTGCTGTTACAAAAAATGTAAAGCCAAAAGAAATAGAACAAAATATTCCTCAACTGGATGATAAAAAAATAGATACGGGGTATAGTAAAAAAATTAAAAAAAATATGTTTACCCCTGATAGTCAAAAAGCACTTGGTGACAATGCTTATTATAATTTTAAATCTGACAAGGGTACGCAAGAGTATTTTACTGAATTATTTAATGCTGACAAAGAAACTGTTAATAAATTAAATCCAATTTTTGAAGAGGTATACAATCAAAAAATTCAGACACCAGCAGATTTAGCTAGGGCTTATGGTATAGCTAAAGTTCCAAAAGAAGAAATTACTTTTGAGGGTGATTTAGAATTAAATGATAAGGGTAAGTTTGCTGAATGGCTGAAGAAAGAAAAAATAAGAGCGCAAAATGATTTAAATTCTAGTACAGCTTTAGGTAAAATATTAGCAACACAAGGGGCTAGAGATATTTTAAACCAAACAATTAGTAATTATAGAAGCGGAAAAGTTTTTAGTGATAACAATACACTACAAATGTTAAATGTTCCGGTAACTTTAGTTAAAGACTATGTTAAAGAAGTAGATATGCCTGTAGGCGCACAAAAAATACTTAAAGATAAAGGGTTACCTTATGAGAAAAATGTTATAAAATTAGAGCCTGTTTTAGGAGAAGATAAAGATGGTAGTATATTTTTGGGATATCCAAAATTTGATAATAAAGGTAAACAGACTGGATATGACTGGTCTAATAAAACTAACGTAACAAATGAAATTAAGGGTAAAATAATATCTGGTAATCCTTCAAGAACAGTTGAAGTACTGGGCGGATTAAAGACACCAAAAAATAAAATGACAAACTAATGGCAGAAGAAATAATTAATAAAGAAATTTTACCTGTAGAAACATTTACTTTTGGTGATACAGATCCAAAACCAAAAAGTTATTGGAAAAAAATTCATGAGAATTTAATTGATGCTTTTGGAGTGGGAGAAGTTCCTGATGAGGTTACTTTTGAGAAAAAAATAAAAGATCCTAAATATGCTAAGTTAATACATGATAATTTAGTTGATGCATACGGAAAATCTGAAGTCCCTGATTTCAAATCATTCACTGATAGTTTAACAATTATCAGCCCTGAAAAAAAAAATCTTGGATTGTCCGGATCAAATCTTTCTGGGATTCTATCAGATCCTACAGAATTGCCATTATCGTTTACAAAAAATAGTGTTGAGCAACCTGCTTTAGTTAAAAATCCTGATCCATTTGATAAAAACGCTAATCCGGCTGTATTAGCAAGGCAGTCTTATGAGTTAAAGAAGCCTAAAGAGGCAAAAGAAAATGTGTCTGTTACTCCAATGGGTTTGCCTATCATATCTTATGATAAGAAGTACGATGAAAATAACATTAATGTTTCTAAAGAAATAGATAAGTATTTAGAAGAATCAGGATATTCAAAAGATTTTATAAATCAAGTTAGTAGAATACCTGAATCTTACAGACAATCTACTGGTTATACAGATCAAGAATTATCTGATTTATACAGAAATGATAGAAACTCTTTTAATAAAAGAACTTCTGAGGTTTTGTTTAGAGAGGAGTTGGCTAGTGGAATGAATGATATAAAGAGTGCTATTATGAAAAATAGCAGTCTAACTCCAGAAGAAAAAGATTTAAAGCTTAGTAAAATACAAGATGAAGAATTTTTACAGAATCAGGAAGCAATGTCTATCGGTGCTGGATTAAAAAATAAACAATATTTTATTGGTCAAACCGCTAAGAGGATAAAGCAATTTATTGCAGATCCAGAGAAAAAAAGAGAAGCATTAGAAGATTTAGCAACTTATGCTGCTGATGATTTTGGTAGTTTAGAAGATTTGGAAGATAAAAAGAACAATCCTATTAGCCCTAATATAAATGAGGAACAATCTGTTGCATTAAATTATTTAGACCAAATAGATCCAGATAAGGCGGCTTTTTATAGGAAATATTTAGGTGTAGACAAGAATCAATTAAATAAGTTTGAGTATAAAGGTTATCAACAGATTTTTAAAGAATTAGATGAAATTGGTTTAAACTTATCTATAAATAGCGCTCAAAATGAAATAAAGCCATTAGTAGATTTAGCAAAACAACAAGGTGGTATTTTAGATCCTGTAGATTATGAAAAATATAATAAATTATTAGAAACAATAAATTTAGCTAGTACAAGGCTTGCTAAAATAGATCAAATATATCCAGATGCGAAAGATCTTGATACTGAGTCCATAGCTCAAGATTTGGTAGGTGGAAGATCTTCTATGTTAGGAGCAGTAGGTAAAAAATTCATGTATAATTTGGGTAAAACAGGTAAGGGTATTGTTGACATAGCTGCTGCTCCTTTCAGGACTCAGCAGGAAAATGACAATGCTGCACTGGAAGCTTTAGGTATTGAAAATTATATAGCTCCTACAACCACTCCTACATCAAAGAATAGTCTGATTGCAAGAGGGGAAGCAAAATTGACACCAGAATTAGAAAGTCAAAGGCAGGCTATAATAAAAGATAAATCTCTTTCTCAGGATGAAAAGGTAGATAAGATGATTGATTTGCTTGAAAGAAATCCTGATAAATGGATTCGCCCAAGTGACGAAACGAGTTGGAATGTAGGCGTTAATTCTATAACATCATCTTTATTAAACTTTACTGCTGATATTGCTCCATTTATAGCATTAGAAACTTTAACTGCCGGTGGAGCTACTCCCACAGCTGGATATGGTTTAGTTAGTTCTTTTGGTAAAATGTTTGCTAATGTAGCTGTTACATCTTATTCTGATGAATTAGCTACACAATTAAAAGAAAAGAATCCTAATCCAGAGCAAGCTGCTTTTACTAATATAGTAGTTAATACAATAGCTTATAAAGTAGCTGGGGCTAGTGATATGGTAAAAGCTATTAGAGGTGCATCAAAAGAGTTTGGAGTGGTTGTTGAAAAAGCAATAAAAAAATTAGATGATCCAGCTATTTTAAATGCATTAAAAAAACCTAATCCAACATTAACAAGTTTTCTTTCAGATTTTGCTAAAACAGCAGGGGCAGGAGCAAAAAAAGGTTTTAAATCAGGTGCTGTTTTTGAAACAGTAATAGGAGGGAAAGAAGCTTTAGAAGGAGAAAAAGTAGACGCTGAATTTATAAAAAGACGTGTAGTTGGACTTTTAAATTTTACATTGTTTAATGTTGCTACAAAATCTATTTTAGGCGTTCCTAAGATAGATAAGCAATCTAAAGAAGCTTTGTTTCTAGCTGCTACCAACAGAGATGAAGTATTATATCAAGCAGAAAAATCATTGGCTAATAAAGAAATATCAGAATCTGAATATAATCAAATAAAGAATAATGTAGATGCTGCTTATAAGGTATTGGAAAGAGTGCCAATGGTTAATGGTAAAGGTGAACAATTAAGTAGAAAAGAAGCTACTGAATTAATGTATTTAAAAATACAAGAGCAGTTTATTGAAGATAAAATAAAGAAAGATGTACCACCAGAAGTTCAAAAGAAAATAACAAAAGAACTTGCTGATGTTCAAGATAAAATAGATAAGGTATATAAAGGTACATTTATTGAGGATGCAGGTAAACCATTTGCTGGGTTAGAAGATAGAGAAGCGAAAAGAAAGATAAAAGAAACTGCCGAAAAAGAATCTGTATCAACTGAAGAAAAACCTACTGAAGTAAAAGTAGCTGAAGAAATTAATGCTGATGCAGTGAAAGAACCTGTAATAGAAGAAAAGGGTGCAGAAAAGAAAACATTAGAGAGCGAACTTAGAGATGCCTTAAGTTATGATTATTATGAATCTCAACTTAATTCAGAAGATCAGTGGGAGCGTGAAAATGCAAAAAAATACTTAGCAGATCCAAAAAAATATTTTGAAAGTAAAATACAAGATGCAAAAGATGTGCTTTCAAATAATCCTGACAATGAATCATCTAAAAATGTACTTGATAATTATACAGAAAAACTTAGGCTTTTTAATGAAATAACTAATAAATATAAGCAAAGTACTGCTAAAGAACCTGTAATAAAAGGAGAAGCTATTCCTTCAGAAGTTAAGGCAACTAAATTACCAATAACTGAAGAAATACCAGAAGTAACCGTAGAAGGAACAAGACGTGGGTATGAAGTTATTGAAGGTAATGAGGCTAATTCTATAGGTGATATAAGACAAGAAGCGGCTGAAAGAAGAAACAATGGCGAAAAATTCTTTGTTAAAGAAACTGAAAAAGATGGCAAGAAGATATTTACATTAGTTGACACGACAGTTTTTGATGAATTTGGAAGGCCGGGCTTTAAATCCGCTTCAGTTACAGTTCCTGAAAATGCTAGGTTAAGTTCTGAAGCATTGATGAGTAAAATGAAAGATGCTTTAGGCGTAACTGATAAGACAAGCCTTCAAGAATTAGATAAGATTACTTCTAAAATGATGGAAACAGAAGTAGAAGCTACTCCTACAGAAGTTGAAGTAACAGAAGAAGTTAAACCAACTAGTTTAGAAGATGAATATAATAGTAAAAGCGTAGATGAATTAATAGCATTAAAAAAGAAATTATACCCTGAACCTGATATAGAAACACCTATGACTCCTGAAGAGAAGTTATTAGATAGGGTTATAGCTAAAAAATTTAGTGAAAAAAATCAGGAAATTATAGAAAAAAGAAAAGCTGCTGCTGAAAAAGTTAAACCAACTGAAATTAAAACTACCGAAGTTAAGCCTACGGAAGTAATAGAAGAAGCTCCAATTACGGCACCAGATGTTGAAATACCTGTAACAGGAGAAGTGAAACCTACTAAAACTCCAGAGGAAGTAGCTATTTCTAAAAAGGCATTAGGTGATAATTATGGCTTTAGTAAAGATTTTGATGTTAGAGGTGGTGATGTTGTAGCTACAGATGTATTAACTAGTTTAAATCAAAAAGCAAAAAAGAATAATGTTGATTTAGATACACAAATAGCTAATGAAGTTGATTCAATGGCAAAAAGAGGTGTTGAGCCAACAGAATTTAATATTGTAACAGCAGGTTCTCATTTATTAAATATTGACAAAAAAATAAACGCAGCTCAAACAAGGGGTGATTTATTAGAAGTTGAAAATTTAAATGAACAAAGAAAGCAGGTTTTAGACGTATTAAGAACATTAGGAAATAAAGCAGGTAGAAACTTGGGATTGTTCAACCTCGTATTCCAAGATGTTGATGCAAGTGAAATAAAAACAACTAGAAGTTATCTTAAAAAAGTTCTTAATGTAGATGAGGTTCCTGAAACAATTGCTGATTTAAACAAGAGTAATTTAACAGCTGAGCAAAAGAAAACAGTAAGACCTTATGTTGAGAGAATTGAAAAAGTAAAATCTCAATTTGATGCAGTTGAAAAACAGGTAGATAAGAATATATTTGAAATAAATAATGAAGAAGTAAATGCTGCAATTGAAAAGGCCCGTGCAGAAGGTAAAAAGGAAGGTCTTGAAGAGGGTATGCAGTCTGCGTCTGCTGACGTTAAGAAAAAGAGGTCAAAGAAACTTAAAGATTTGGCTTCTCAAATAAGAAGATCTGATGAATTTGATAAGTTTTTGGAAGGATCTGGTCCACTAGGTGATGTTAAAAAAGCAGGTGTCGTTGATTTAGGTAGCTATAAAGAAATTGTAGCAAATGTATTAGATGCCGTAGCCACAGCTGTTGAATTAGGAGAAAACGTGACAGAAGCTATAAGAAAAGCAGCTCAAAAATTTGCAGATATTGATCAAGGGAAGCTTATTAGTGATGTTAAAACAATAATATCTAAAGCTTCATTACCTAGTAAAAAAGAAGCAATGGATAAAATATCTGAGATTGCTAAAGCTAAGGGAGTTACTGGCATTACAAAAGAAATGACTGATCAAGGTCTAATTAAAGATATTGTAAATTCTTACTTAGGAGAGAATCTACCAAGTGATAAAATTTTAGAAGCGGCTGCAAATGATTTAAAATCTATATTACCTAGCGTAACAAAAGAAAATTTATCAGATGCTTATGTTGAAAGAGGTGAATTTAAAAAACAAACAAAAGCTAAAATTGAAAATGAAATAGAACAAAAAAAAGCTGATGTAAAAAGAATTGCTGTAAAAGAAGCAAGATTAAAAGCATTAGAAGCTGCTGATGAATATCATTTAGAAGAAACAAAAGAAGGAAAGAAAAGAATAAAATCTGATTATGAAAAAGAATTAGATGATAAAATAAGTTCTTTATTAAAAGAAAAAAATAATCTTGAAAAAGAGCAAAAAGTAAGTAAGGCTCCAAAAACAGAACAAGATAAAATAGATGAAATTAATAGAGAAATTAGTTATGTAAAACAAACAAAGTCTGTTTATGAGCAAGCTATTCAGAATCCCAAGAAAGCAAGCGAAGCATTGTTAGCGGCAAGAGAAGAAAGAGATAGAACTTACGCATCTTTAGGTCTTAAATTGGAGAAAAATGCAAAATCTCCTATTTTAATAGAAAGAGATTATCAGGCAGCCTTGAAAGAAATAAAAGAAAGTAACTTGTCTGATGCTGAAAAAAATATTAAAATAGAAGAATTGTCTGTTCAGAGAAACTCTGATTTACAAGGAACTAAACAAGGAGTTGTTAGTTCACTATCAGATGATATTGTTAACTATGTAAACTCTAATTTAAAAAATCCCGATTTAAATAATAATTTAAGGTCAATTTTAAATGGGTTAGAACCTACAGGTGAGAAGCTTGATGATCAAATAAATAAAGCTTATACTAAGCTAAATAAGTTATTGGAAGATGAGTCTTTAAGTAAAGAAGAAAGAAAATCTATAAATAAAATAATAACTGATTTAGAAAACAATAATCAATTAACTTCTGATCAATTGTCTGCAAAAAGATTGCAGAAACAATGGGAGAATGAAATAAGAAAAGCTGAAACAGATATAGCTTCAGGTAACTTTACTAAAATACCTAATAATACCTATGATTATAGAAGAAATGACCAATTAGTTGTTTTAAATAAAGCTAGAGAAAATAAAACTGGTCAATATAATAGACTAGTAGCTGATGCAAAAGAAAAAAATAGAACAAAAGCTGAAAAGGCTCTTGATTTAAGTACTAAATTCTTAGTGAGTGGTATTCATACTGCTTCTAAAGTATTGGAGGCAGCTACTTTTAAACCATTTATGGATTCTGTGGTTGATTTAACAGCTGGTAGATTAGCATCTTATATTACAGGAGCGCCATACACAAGTTTATATTCTGTTAAAAAAGGGTATAAAACCTTTGCTGCATTTAAAAATAAAGAAGCTGCACAGAAATATATACAGAAATTACAAAATGATAGAGATGCAGCTTTGGTTAGATTGCAAGAAGCTAATGAAAGTGGTAATAAAAATGAAATTAAAAAAGCAGATAAAGAATTTAAAAAAGCAGATTTAGAGTATGCGGTTTCAACATTATACAACAGTATTGAAACAAATGTTTTAAACTCATTTTGGCAATATGTAAAACATGGAGCTACTGATTATGATGTAAACATTGGTAAATCATCTAAAAAAGACATATCTGAATATAGAACTATTTTAGGTAAAACAGGGTATGTATTAGATGGTTGGATTAGGTTGCATGGTGCTATGAAATCATCTTTATCAGCAAGACCAGAAATGATGAAAGTATTTTCATCTACTTTGAAAGACTTCCAAAATAAAGGCAAAGAGTTAACGCCTGAAAACATAAGTATAGCTATGGTTTTAGCAGCTGATGCTTATGAAGCAGGTAGATTGACTAATAAAACTGCTTTATCTAAAATGATTTCAAGAGGCAAGGGAAGTGAGAAAAGCACTATGACTAGATTGATTACTAAGGGTTTAATGCCTGTATCAACAATTGCTGTCAATTTAGCTAAAAGAGGTATAGATTATTCTACATTAGGTGCTGAAGGTTTCGTTAGATTAGCTACTGAAACTAGAAAAGGAATGAAATTGAATGAGGTAGAAGGTAAAACTTATGATGGTATAATATTAAGAATAAAAGATGGTTGGAATAGGATGCCTCTTAAAGAAAGAGCTTATATCAATGGTGTTATTGGTAGAGGTCTTTTTGGTAGTGCGATGATGCTTGTTACAGCTTATGGTTTAAGTAATGGTATGATAAAGTACGGTGGTACTTTTGAAGATCAAAGGAAGCGTAAAATAATGGCAAGTGATGGAGAACAATTAAAAGCTGGTGAATGGGAATTTTTTGGTGAAAGGATGCCTAAAGCTGCAAGTTTGTTTTTAAACCACTTACCAGAGTTTTTAACAATTTCTTTAATAGCTGACAACTATCAAATTAACCAAATGGGCGGTACTGGTGGTGAAAAATTTGAAACTACTATTGATGAAATAGAAGCAAGGTTACCATTCCAGACCATTGCAGGTGTGTTTGTGCCGGGTAGAAGAGTAAATACATTAGTAGACAGATTTACCAGAATACCTATTGCCGCAGAAGCAGCTACATTGTTTGATGAAAAAGCTGAGTTTAGGGATAAATCTGATTTTATTAATAGAATTAGAGGTAACATTGGATTAGGTTTCCTTAATGCTACTAAAGAGCAACAAAAGCAAATTGATAAAATAAAAAAATCTTTAAGGAAATTACCAATTGGAACTTTGACTCCAGCAGATGAAAAAGAGATAGATAGCGTTATAGAAGAGATTAAAAATATAGATTTTGGAGAGCTTGAAATCAAAAAAGCTACGGAAGAAATGCAAAAAGAATTAGAACAATTAAAAAAAGAATAGTTATGCCATACAAATCTAAAGCTCAAGCCGCCTACTTTAACATACATAGAAAAGAGCTTGAAAAAGAAGGAGTTGACGTAGCAGAATGGAACCGAGAGAGCAGGGGGATGAAGCCACCCAAAAAAGCTAGTAAATTAGCTGCCATGAAGAAAAGAAAAAAGGGCTAATATAGCCATATTTTTCTTATATTTGGTGTAAAATTTAAAGCAAATGCCTCTTGTACCTAATTTTACGGCCAGTCAGTTTAGTGGCACTCCGTCAGTTATTACATTAACAGATACAAGCACTGGTAGTGATGGTACCATTGCCTCTCGTAGAGTATATTTATTACAAGCAAATGGTACGTTCTTAGTACCTGCTGGAACCACTACAGATTATGTGGTTTGGGATTTAGTTGATACAAGCATTGATTTGGATGTGTTATCTCAAGATTCCGCATTAAGTATTACGGTACAATGGTTAACAGCTGCAAATGCGGTGGTTACATCTAAAACAATTTCATTCGCATTTACAGCATATAATGAAACTTTTTATTACGGCTTAACTGAAAGTCAAGTTGCAAATTCTAATTTGTCTGCAAGCACCAACTGGTACCAAACGAAACTAGTATTACGAGTTGAAATTGATAGTGCAGATCAGGCAATTACATTTGCTTCTGATATTTATTCAGCACAAGCTGCATTAAACAGAGCAACATACATATCTACTAACCAAGCTTTATTCTTCTAAATATGTTAGATCCACAAACAACAGTATCAATAGCGGAGATTTCGCAATACTTATGGAATGACGCAATACCAAAGCAAAATGCTTTCTTTAATGGAAGTATTGATCCGCGTAAGGCTCAGCAGCTTTACCTAGAAAGAAAAGCTTTGCAATATGGCATTGACCAGCAGTTAAGTGGACTACCCGGAACATCTAATTATGTTTATGCACTATGTGGTTCTAAGCTACAATTAGCAATTGAAATATTAGGAACTGGAACTGGTGGTGGTGGTGTTATCCCCGGCGGCGGTGGTAACTTTAGCGTGTACGAATATTCTAGTAATGCAACTCTTGGTTCATTTACAATTTATTTCCCAGAAGCAATTGGTAAGAGATGTATAAACGCATTTAGACAGGGTAATAACATTGGTACTATATTAACTTCAGGTACTCCAACAGGAAACCAAGTTGTATGGGATAAAACAACTGGAGCATTAACAGTAGCAGTGGCTTTTTATGATAATGAATTTGTACGCGTAGTCGTTCAACAATAAAAAAATAATCAAAATGAAGTTAATAAAAGGAATGACTGACTATTTAATAACATTGGATGGCAGAGTATTTTCTTTGAAAACAATGAGATTTTTGAGAAATTTTGTTAAAAATGATTATGTATATGTTAAAATAGGCAATAAATCATATTTAGCACATAGGTTAGTTGCTCAAACGTATATTGAAAATCCTGAAAATAAAGCAACTGTAAACCACATTGATGGCGTCAAAACAAACAATTTATTGTTTAATTTAGAATGGGCTACCCCATCAGAAAATATGAAGCATGCTTGTGATACAGGTTTAAGAAGGGTATCAGAAGCTTTAAGAGAAAGTGGCAGGGTGGCTGCTGAAAGATTTGGGGCAAAAAATGGATATGTATTTAAGAAAATTGTATTAGATACTGAAACAGGTGTCTTTTATGAAGGAGCTAAAGAGGCTGCTGATACTATTAATGTAAATGCAAAATATTTGTGGAGAAGATTAAGTGGGGAATTAAAAAATACAACAAAATTTAAATACGTTTAAGGTGGCTGTACAAAATTTAATAACGGGAGAGTTCCAGCTTCGTAATGAAAACGGGATTTTAGTAGCTGTGGATGGTTTAGTTTCCGCAGATACTTCTGGTACTATTGGGACTTCGGGATCTAGCGGTTCGTCAGGAACGTCAGGATCTAGTGGCTCATCTGGTATTTCTGGTTCTTCGGGTAGCACCGGTACAAGCGGATCTTCAGGTAGTTCTGGGACTTCGGGATTAAATGGTTCTTCGGGTACTAGTGGGAGTTCAGCGACTAGTGGTAGCTCAGGCACATCTGGTACCACGGGTAGTAATGGGACATCGGGTACGTCTGGTACCACAGGTACCTCTGGTAGTTCTGGTACATCAGGTAGTTCTGGTACGTCAGGCACCACTGGTACATCAGGTACATCAGCAACAAGTGGCACATCAGGTACGTCAGGCAGCTCAGGTATAGATGGCACTTCAGGTACATCAGGAAGCTCAGCAACTTCTGGTTCCTCTGGGACTTCGGGTTCATCAGGTAGTTCAGGTAGTTCAGGGGCGAATGGTAGTAATGGTACGTCAGGATCTTCTGGGATTGATGGTACATCTGGAAGCTCTGGTAGTTCTGGATTAGATGGAAGTAACGGCACATCAGGTACATCGGGAATAAATGGCACTTCGGGTATAGACGGCACTTCAGGTTCATCAGGTTCTTCGGGAAGCTCTGGTTCTTCGGGTACATCTGCTATAGATGGTACGTCTGGTTCTTCGGGTACGTCTGGAACTTCAGCGACTAGTGGCACTTCTGGTACTTCGGCTACAAGCGGTTCTTCTGGAACTTCAGCCACATCAGGTACATCTGGAACTTCGGGATATTCTGGAGATAAATATTACACAACATCAACATCAACCTTTACTCTTGGTAATGCAGGAACTATAACAGTTGGTACAGGGTTAGCATATTCTGTTGCTCAATCAATTATTGTGGTTTATGATGCAAACAATTTCCAAGAGTGTGAGGTTATTTCATATAACTCAGGAACCGGAGCATTGCAATTTGCAGCTCCAATTAGAACAGTAGGTTCCGGAACATATTCATCATGGACAATAAACTTAGATGGTGCTAGTGGAGGCGATGGATCAAGCGGTACGTCAGGAACTTCAGGTGTTAGCGGTACGTCAGGTACTACAGGCACATCAGGTTCCTCTGGTACGACAGGCACATCAGGCAGTTCAGGTTCTTCGGGTTCAAGTGGCACTTCGGGAACATCAGGACGTAATGGTATAGATGGTTCTTCAGGAGCTTCTATTGCTAACTGGTATGGTTCTTTTTCAAGTTCATTAACACAAGTTGTTACAGCTGCCAATACTCCTACTCCTATTACTTATAATACGGTAGAGATTTCTAATGGTACTACAATTAGTGGTTCTCAAATTGTTTATCAGCATGCTGGTATTTACGAAATAGGTTATTCTTTACAAGTAGAAAAGACTCAAGGCGGTTCTGCTGCTGATGTAGAAATATGGTTGAAGAAGAATGGAACTGATGTTATTAGGACTGATTCAATTTTAGGTTTAAGTTCTAATAGCGTAAAGCAACTTCCATTTGTTTCAATAATGTTGGAGCTTGCTGCTAATGATTATTTAGAAATATATTTTGCTTCTGACAGTGACCATGTTCAAGTAACAGCGGTTCCGGCTCAGACAACTCCTTATGTGGTGCCAGCGGCTCCATCAGTTATTGTTGTAACAAAACAAGTTGGTATAGCTGTAGGTACAACATCTGGAACAAGTGGAAGCTCAGGAAGTTCAGGCACCTCTGGTACGACAGGAACAAGTGGAAGTAGTGGTGTAAACGGCACCTCTGGTACCTCTGGTAGTTCGGGAGTGAGCGGTTCATCTGGTTCTTCTGGAAGTTCGGGTACGACTGGTACATCAGGTACGACAGGCACGTCCGGCACATCAGGATTTAACGGAACATCTGGATCATCAGGTACGTCAGGAACTTCAGGTTCATCGGGTACAAATGGAACGGGGGGTACGTCAGGAACTAGTGGTAGTACGGGTACGTCTGGTACATCTGGTACAACAGGTACGTCAGGTTCAAGTGGTACGAGCGGCAGTTCGGGTTCATCAGGTACGACAGGTACGAGTGGTACTTCTGCGGTAAATGGTACATCTGGATCATCTGGTACGTCTGGGACATCTGCTACTTCGGGTACATCTGGATTTACTCCTACCAATCAAGTAACAGGAACGGGTACTACAAACTACCTACCTAAGTTTACAGGTACAAGTACAATAGGTAATAGCTTAGTGTTTGATAATGGAACATCAGTTGCTATTGGTGGTACAACAATGAATGTAACAGGATTGAATGTACAAACATCAGGAGCTAATTTAACAGGTACTACTGCTTATGTTAATATTAATGCAGCAGTAAGTGGATATGGACTAAGTATAGGTGGAGATGGAACAAGACAATCAGGAGTTATTTCTGGTTATCAAGGAGTTGATTTTTATACATATAATGGTGGGTGGTTAAGAACTTTAACATTAGATTACAAAGGCAATTTAGGATTGGGAGTTACACCGAGTGCGTGGTTCGTAGTACATAAAGTAATGCAATTAGGTGGTAATTTTTCAGGCACTTCTTATGCAGGTGCTTTTACTGCCCAAACAAATGATAATGTAATTAACTTATTTAATAATGCTTATGTAAATTCAAGTAATGCTGAAACTTACTACGCAAGTGCAGAAGCGGCTAAATATGTAATTCGTAGAAATGCTCACGAATGGTTTCAAGCTCCTTCAGGAACGGCAGGTAACGCTATATCCTTTACCCAAGCAATGACGTTAAACGCTTCAGGTAATTTGGGAATTGGTACTACTTCTCCGGGATATACATTAGACATATATAAGTCAGGCGGTGCATTAAGAATTTACGATACTTCTAACCCTTCAGCTTTAGCAACATATTCAAAAGATTTAGGTGCAATCATAACATCATATTATAGTGCATCAGGAAGTCCGTTTACAAGGACTATGGATATTGTTTCAAATGCTGATGCAGGTGCAGAAAGTCAAATGAGATTTTTAACTGCTACTTCTGGAAGCAATCCTGCGGTTGCTTTAACAATAGCCTCTACAGGAGCAGCTACATTCTCAAGTAGTGTAACGGCAACAAGTGGATTATTTGGTTCTGATTTTTTATCTAATGAAACAAGTAAAGTAGGTATTGCCTTTGAAAGTGGTTATGGTAAAATTAATGCTTGGGGGGCTAATACATCTACTTATGGTGGTTTAAAGTTTCAAATTAGTGCATCTAATGGTGGTACTGCTACACCTTTAATAATTACACCTTCAGGTAACGTAGGTATAGGTACTACATCGCCAAGTCAGTTGTTACATTTAGAAACTACTCTTGGCTCATCTTCGGGAGTTGGAACTGCAATACAAATAACAAGTGGCGGTGCGGGTGGAGACCAAGCGTGGATTGGAGTAAATAAAGGTTCAGGCAATGGATTAGAATTTTCTGTTGAAAATAGAGATATAATATTTAACACAGGAGCAACTACCCCATTTGGTGGAAGCGAACGTATGCGCATAACAAGTTCGGGTAACGTAGGTATAGGAGTTACGCCAAGTGCTTGGAACACAGCTACATTCCCTAATGTATTACAAGTTGGAAACGCATCGTTACATACAAACGGAGGCGTATATTCTCAATTAACGAATAATGTGTATTATGATGGCTCTACATATAGATACATAGGTACGGGAGGAATTGGTAGAATGGGGTTTGATTCTGATGGTTCAATATTTTGGGCTAATGCTGCATCTGGAAGTGCTGGTGCTTCTGCATCATTTAGCGAACGTATGCGCATAACAAGTGGGGGTAACGTAGGTATAGGTACTACATCACCAACGGCTTTATTAAGTTTAGCAGTTGCATCAGCATCAGTAGATGGCACAAAAGGTGTAAGAATAACAAACCCTGCTGGTACAGTAGTAATGCTTGAGTGTGGAGTTTCAAGCGACTCTTTTGTAGGAACAACAAGTGTAAGTGATTTTCATATAAGAACAGGTAACACCGAACGTATGCGCATAACATCCGCAGGAGATGTATTAGTAAACGCAACAGCAACCACTCAAGGAGCTAAGTTCTATGTAAATGGAATAGGTGCATTTGGAAGTGTATATGTTGGAGCATTAGGTACAGGAACTGTTTATTCAAATGCAGGCTTCCTAACAAACACCAACCCATCAGACTACAGACTTAAGAATACCATTAAGCCTTTAACCTATGGTCTTAATGAGGTGATGCAGCTTAATCCTAAATCATTCTATTATAATGATAACGCTACAAATCTAAAATATGGTTTCATAGCGCAAGAAGTAAAGGAAGTAATGCCTGAATTAGCTAGAAAACTAGATGAAAACTCAGAATACTTAGGACTTGAAACTGAAGGTATATTTGTAACTTTGGTAAATGCCGTTAAGGAATTGAAGGCAGAACTTGATTTAATTAAAAACAAATAAAATAAAACAAAAATGGCAACAACAGTATTTTCATGGACCATCAGCGAACTCAATTGTGCAGTTGAATCTGAGGGCTTACCTGACGTTATCAATCAGATACACTATAGATACAACGCAACACAAGAGCATGACGGTAAGGTTTATTTTGCAGATACATACTCTGTTGCTAGTGTAACACAACCAAATCCACAAAACTTCATCCCTTACGCAGATGTAACAGAAGCCGAAGTAATTGGATGGTTAGAAGCAATTCTTCCTGTAGATGCTATGCAGGCAAGTCTTGAGGCTAATATTGCTTTACAGATTAACCCTGTGGAGGTGACACTTCCGCTCCCATGGCTCCCAACCACAACTACGACTACAAAAGCTCCTGATACAACCACGACAACCGAGGCTCCATAAATATTTTTTTTTAATTAAATTAATTCATTAATTTTGTTAAAAATATATATATGAAATCAATTGAACTAGTAGTAGCTAAAGAATTATTACCAAGTAAAAATGGTATGCAGGAAACCTTTTTAACCACTTATGATTTATTAAAATCAGTCATTAATAATCCAGTACAAGGAGGTTTTAATGTAGATGAAATGATCAAAAGACTTCGTTTACTGGGTATAGTTGAAAAGCACAAAGACTTATTTGAAATTAAGTCAGAAGATTTTAATGATGATTTTCTTGAAAGAAAAGCTACATTAGAATTAGAAGATGCTGATTTTACCAAATTAAAAGAACTCTTCAAAGAAATGAAGTGGGGAGTGGTATCAAAAACCATTGTTGATTTAAGCAATGAATTAGATAAGTAGTTTTAAAGGTTAGTAATAATAAATTAAGCAGGCTGCGAACCTGCTTTTTTTATTAGAAGTAACGACTAATTCTATTGATTACCATATCTGCGGTGATTGAAGTCTGGCACTCAAAGTTTTTATTGTAAGGACACCAATTCCAATTGCCTTTATCAAATTTTATTTCTGGTTTGTTCCAGCATCCATGACATACTTTTTCGTTTGTGATTCGTATGCAGTTGGTAAGAAACTCATGGTCAAATTCAGTAAAATTACTGATTAATACAACTGGTTTACCCAAAGCCCACGCCAACCAGCTAAGCCCTGAACTTAACCCTACAAAGAACATGCTATGATATATCCAATCCATTGTTGATTCCATTGATGTATCTGGTATCTGTGGGCAATTATCAAATGGATTAACTTCTTTGGAAACATTGTATACCTTGTAACCTTGTTCGGTGTAATGGTCAATTAGTTTCTGCCATTCTTCTCTTACCCAAAACTTACATCCTGTGGTAGAATTAGTGGCAATAGTGATGTATTTGTCATGCAATGGGCAATTCCTCTTGGTAAATAATTTGGGGCGAATTTCGGTGTATTTTAATCCCAAAATATTACACGCTGCTTTTTGTAGTGGTATTGTGTTTGGTAATTCAGGCTCTCTGCTAGTGTCATAGTGCCAACCAATCTTATACATGGCATAGCAGTTAACAGAGCTGCCGGGTTCTACTAATTCAAGTTCAGGATAGTCCAGTATTTTATTATGAAAAGTGGACAACACGACTTTGCATCCATGCTTCTTTTGGAACTCTAAAGCATACGGAACCCATGCAATAGTATCTCCAAGTGCGCTACTTTCTATTGATATGAATACCCTTTTACCATGCAGATCCAATACGTTTTCATAGATTAACTCTCCGTCCTGATATACATACGTTTTCCATTTGGTACAATATTGTCTGTTAAGCCTTACCCAGCTATTGCTTTTGATTACACTTTGGTATTGGCATACATCATTTTCATCATAGAATCTAACATCAAATTCACTATCGCTTTCTCCTTTTATTTCAAGGAAAGGGTGGTTGATGAAGTTTTGTAAGATGCGGACCTTTTGTTTTTGTGCTGGAAGTTCTAATATCTTTTCATAGGCTACTTGATGCGCTATTGCAAAGTCACATGTGGTATTGTCTTTTGGTATATCGTATGTAATATTATTGTACTTAGCTATCAGTTCTAAATCAGCATCTATTGAGTATGTGTATTTATCATACATTCCGGCATACTGAGGAAGATTCCGCGCAACAATAGGTAGCCCATATCCAATGGCTTCACGAAGTACTAATGGATTACATTCCCATGTACTATTAAACATAAATAGATCTGATGCTATCATGAAGTGGTCAATATCAGTACGCTCTCCCCATACCTTTACGTTGGGTGGTAAATCCTGCATCAATGGTTCCCAGTAAATCTTAAAATTGCCAGCCTGATTACCCACAAAGTGAAACATCATATCAGGGTATTTACGAGCTATTTCTATTCCTTCAGCTTGATTCTTGCCCGGAGTCCATAAGCCAACATTTAGCACATGCTTCTTGTTTCTATCAAAGCCTAATTCATCTTGCCAGATAGTCTTGAACTTGGTAAGATTCATTTCATCTATTGGATAAAGTATTGTAACATACTTGGATTCCAAATCAGCAAAAGTTTCTTCATGATACGGAGTACAGAATGAATATAGGTCTGGGTGGAATAACTTGCTGTTTGGAGCAAAGGAAATGTCATGGCAGGTTTCTACAATGCGATACTTTCTATCTGGGTTGTAAAGCTTCTTTACCATTTTTCTATCCAATCTTTCAGACATTTCATCTATATGGATTATATCAGGCTGGAAGCTTTCTATTACATCAAATAGCTCCATCTTATTCTCATAAAGGGTAGTAAAATTACTACCAACTAAATCCTTTATGGCATTACGTTGAACCACATAATCTAGGCTATGGCATTGATACTCTACCACATAATATTCATTATTGGTATGGTTTCTCAATCCTTGAAGTCTTTTCAAAAGGAACTGGGGCATCCCCCCTGTTGATAAGTGCGGAGCTAAAAATAATATTCTCATAGTGTTTCTATAAATTCTTTAATCTTTTGAATGTTTTTTTCTCCATGATAGAATAGGAGATGTTCTTTATGTGAAGGTACTTTAATCCATGGTCCTATTAAGTTATCACGACCAGTAAATTCTAGGTCTTTATGTAGTCCATTGATGTAGCAGTATGGCAGTCCTGAAAACGTCATACGTTTATACAGAAGGGCTTGCAGTATTGTTTCTTCGTGGAACGGAGCATAATAGTTGTGGTTCTTTAATACTTTAGGGTGGTTACACATCCAGTACCATTCATCTAAAAATTCAATGGTATTTTGCCCTGCAACATAATATCCTGTTTGCCTGTATCTGTTACGGACATACTGGTTTATGTTGAATAGCTCACAGGCTGGAGCTTCTAATGTAGTGCTTAAATCCGCCCTGCTTTCAGCGCCGCCTCTACCATTGACCATAAGATACTCATAGATACCTTCTGTAAAATAGGGGTGACTAGATTCTTCATTATAGAAAGTAAAGATGTTGTCAACAAATGGACTAGCCACAGAGTCAGAATCCACATACGCAATCGTTTCAGCATAGTTTTCCAGTGCATGTTTAGTTATTAAAGGTCTTTGTATAAGTAGTTTATAGATGCTTTTGTTGGATCTATCAATGTAATCAGCCCTTTGTTTCAGGTGCTTTACATCACAATCCCATCTTATTGTTTCCGTATTTTCAATCTTTTTATCAGAGTTGAGCATATAAACTAGGATTGGTATCTCGCTGAACTTACGGATTGATTCAACGCATACTTGAACCAAGTCGGCATAGGACTCATCAGCGTACAATAAATAGGCTCTTTTATGCTTTTGTTTCTTGTTTACATAGTAGCCATAGTATTGATTGGCATAGAGTAGTTGAAGTTCTGGGTATCTGATTTCCATGACCGCCGGACTTAAATCAGGCTGCAAATGAGTTTCATGGACATTGCCTTCATGTTCCCCCTGTTCCATCATAAAAGGTACTGCCACCAGACACTGCTTACCGCTATGGACTATCTTTTTGATTATGCTTTGCGCATCTTCCACAGACAAATGTTCCAGTACATCACCCATGATAATAAACTCGTAATAGTCAAAATGGAAGCCAACTACACTCTGTATAAAAACATTGTTGTACTTCTTATCTAATTGGTAATTAACTACATAGGGTTCGTATATCTCTACGCAATCCATGTAATAACCATAGTTTTTAAGCAAATCAGAATAGGTACCAATACCAGCCCCTACATCTAATATCTTTTTGTTTACGGCTATGTTATCTACAATGTAATCCCTGACTTCTTGCTTGAAAAATTGAAAGCTAGTTGGCATAAAATTAATTTAATTAAGCAAAAGTAATTAATTTAATTAAATAAATATATCTTTGCCTAAAATAATTATTATGAAAATAGAAGTAAGCATTGGCGAAATAGCCGACAAGTACACCATCTTAACCATCAAATCATTTGAAATTTTAGACGAACAAAAGCAAATTAACATTAAAAAAGAATGGAAGTACATAAATAGTGTAATAAAAGAAAGCTTCCCTGAATTAGCCGCAGATCCATTAACACATAGGCTTCTGGATATAAACAGGCAGTTGTGGGTGGTGGAAGATTCGCTCCGAGATTGTGAAAATGACAGGGAGTTTGATAAGTTGTTTGTCTTTTTGGCAAGGCAGGTTTATAGGCTAAATGACCATAGAGCAGACATTAAAAAGCAAATCAACATAAAGTACAAGTCCGACATTGTGGAGGAGAAGTCGTATAACGCTTATTAATTTATATTTTTTGCGCACAATTTGACAGAAAAAAGTTATTTTTGATAGATGAATAGACTCGCTATCATAATGATTTTTTTCTGTAGCTGCGCTTCGGTTAAGAAAACCGAGAGGAGAATGGATAGTACAGTTGTAAGATCCATTGATAGTGTGAGAGTTACGTTCTATGATAGCGTTACAAAAGTAATAGAAAAAGAACAATATTTTACCAAAACCATTACATACTACGATACCTTATGGGTAACCAAAGATAGTATGATAACCATACCAAAGTACACAGAAGTATGGACAACTGGCACGAGAGAAAAGCAATCCGAAGCCAAGTTAACCAAAACCGACTCTGCCAATATTTCAAAGGCAGAAGAAATCACGAAAACTATAGTTGAAAAAGATAAGAAGAAAATGGCCAATAACTTTTATAAGTTCTTGTTCTTTATTCTTATTGCCCTTGTCGTTATTTACATTTATACCAAGCTCAAAAAATGAAACGTATAAATCATAATATCAAAGGGTATGTATTCGCTTTAGTTTACGTTATTATTGTACTCTTAATATTATTATTTATATGAAAAAATTATTCAACTGGGTGGCTGGATTTTTCTCAGCAGATAGCCCAAATTCAAGCAAAAGACTTGTAGGTATTGTAGGTGCTGGTTTCTTATACTGGACACTTTATTCAAATTCACATAGCGAAAACCATATAGCTCCAGCCGAATCATTGGTATGGGGTACTGTAACTTTGGTATGCACTTCTTTAGGATTAGCTTCTGTAAAGGAGATAGGAGATTTAATTGGTAACTTTAAAGGCAATAAAACATCTGAATAGAAATGGAAGCAGCAATCCAAAAACAAGTTGAACAAACTTGGCACTCAAAGGCGTCATTAGTTATTTTACTTCTAACTATATTAGGTGGATATTATGGGCTTACTGATAAGTTTGAAGAAGATGGTAAAAAGTATGAAAACCATGAGGTTCGTATCGGTCAGTTAGAGGCGGATAAAAAAGAGATGAGAGATGATATTAAAGACATCAAAAAAACTAACGAGCAGATATTGATTTTATTACAAAATAAAGAAGATCGTAAATAATGGCAAAGGCAGTAAGAAAAAAAGCAGAAGAATCAGAAGGTTTAAAGATAGGGGCTAACCCTCTACCTATAAGCTTTGCTCAATTCTCAAAGAATCCAGTCGTTGGTACTATGTTCTTGGTTATCATAGGTATTTCAGCTTTGTATGTAGACATTAGAAGCACTTTTAACAAGCAGATTGATGGTCAAGGTAGCAAGATTGAGAAGCTAGAAGTAAAGGTTGATGTGTTGCAAGATGCGGTTCGTAGATGTGATAGTTCTTTATCATCAGCAACAACCAAGTTAAGTACTTTAAATCAATTAGGTAAGATACAAAATATCAAGTAATGAAATATTTATTCATTTTATTCGTTCTGTATGGGTGTCAATCTGCAAGCACGCAAGCGGTAAGTGATGAAAATATGAAGGAGCTAGAGTTCCAGAAGCTTATGCAGGGGGTTCAAAAAACCAACGAGTTAAGCGCAATAACACAACAAAAGGCAGCAGAAAAAGAGGTTCAGATAGTAGGAAAGGCTGTATCAACTATAGTAAGTTTAAAATCAGAAGTTAACCAATTAAAATCTGAACTAAATGAAATTAAAAGCAAGCTTGACTCTGCTAATACTGTTGACACTAGCAGCGAGAAATTCCAGCTTCGCCCAATACGTTAAGAAGATAGGCGGAGAGGAAAAGATAATCATAAGTAGAGCAGAAGGGCAAAAGATTAATGCTGCCTTTGATAGCCTTAACAATGTGGTTAGCTATCAAAATAATAAGATAGATAGTTTATTGAAGCGACACGAGTCTGTAAAAGATAGTTTGAAGTTAGAGATTTATAGTTTGTTTAGAATTAAAGACACATTGAACTATCAGAATAAAGTTAGTATAGATACTCTTAATGATTACAAATCAAGATACTATAAAAATATAGCTATATACAATCAGTTTGAAAAAGATGTGAAGTTTGAACAAAAGTTACATAAATTCAATAGTGTCTTGTTTACATTATTAGTAATATTTCTTTACTCTCAAATAAAATAAAATGAAATTAAACGAAGCAGGAAAAAGCCTTATCAAATCTTTTGAAGGCTGCAAATTAACAAGTTATAAATGTAGCGCTAACCATGATACAATAGGTTACGGAAACACTTTCTATGAAGATGGTACAAAAGTGAAACCGGGCGATAAAATTACTCAAGAGCGCGCGAATGAATTATTTGAAATCATTGCAAAAGATTTTGCAGATAAAGTAGTTCCATTGGTAAAAAGTCAGGTTAATGAAAATCAATTTGCTGCATTAACCAGTTTTGCTTACAACGCTGGTATCGGTAATCTTATGAAATCTACTTTATTAAAAAAGGTTAATGCAAATCCTTCTGATGAAACAATCAGGGCAGAATTTATGAAGTGGGATAAAGCTGGCGGTAAGCAGTTAGCTGGGTTAACTCGTAGAAGAAAAGCAGAAGCTGATTTATATTTTAAACAATAATATGAATAACTGGTACGTTTATAGGCATATAAGAATTGATAAAAATGAACCTTTCTATATAGGAATAGGTAATAAAAACAATCATGCAAGAGCCTATGAAAACCATTGTTCTAAAAGAAATAAAATATGGAATGATATTGTTTTAAAATCTTCTTATGAAGTTGAGATTTTATTTGATGGATTAACGAAAAGTCAAGCGGCTGAAAAAGAAAGTGAGTTTATATATTTATATGGTAGAATTGATTTAAAAACAGGATCTTTATGTAATATGACTGATGGTGGGGATGGAATTTGGAATTGTATTAGATCAAATGAAACACGTCAAAAATTGAGAGAGCAAAAGCTAGGTGATAAAAACCATAGATTTGGTATAAAACAAACTTATGAAACTCTTGTAAAAAGAGGTGTTTTTGAATCTAAAAAGAAATCAGAAGAAACAAAAAAGAAGCAATCATTAGCAAGTATAAAATCAGGACAAGCTAAAAAAACTGAAATCATAAATTGTGATACTAATGAATCTCTTGGTGTGTATCATTCTATTTCTGAAGCCCTGCGTTCAGTTGGATTGAATCCTGTAAAATATAGTGGCAAAGCTTCTTTAATTGCTAGAGGATTGGGCGGAAGGAAAAAATTAAAGGGATATTCTTTTAAATATTTAGCATAATGGCAAATCAGCATACAGGTCCAACACAGAAAAATAGATTATTAAGAGAGCTTTTATTGGAGTTCCCTAATAGTTCTAAATCTAATTTAGGAAAAATAGCATTTGAAAGGTATCCTCATTTGTTTGATAATCCTGAAGCGGCTAGAATGATGATTAGGCAGATAACTGGTGCTAACGGCGAAACACATAGAAAACATACAAAAAACGTAATGGAACACAACCCACAACTACCTCCTTCAAATTGCAAGGAAAGAGAATTTCAGATACTACCCAAAGAGTGCAATAACATTCTTTGGCTTTCTGATGTCCATATTCCTAACCAAGACAATGAAGCCATAGAATTAGCCGTTAAATATGGCAAAGAGAATGGTATAAACTGCATTGTTCTAGGAGGTGACATACTGGATAATACTCCGTTTACAAGCCATGATTCGCCACCGCCGGGCCTAGATGATGTTAGAACGTGGTTTCAATATGCAAAACAATTTATAGAATATCTAAAATATCAATTCCCAAAAGCCAAGTTCTATTGGATTGAAGGTAATCATGACGCGTGGATTAAGCGCTATCTAATGAAGAAGGCTCCGATCTTATTCAGTGATGAGTATTACCATTTGCCACAAAGAATGAAGCTTGATGAGTTGGGTGTAAAGTTCTTTGCTGAGCATGTAGTTTTAATGGCTGGTAAGTTACAGATGCATCATGGTCATACAATGATTCGTGGAGTATTTGCTCCCGTAAACGCAGCCAGAGGTTTATTCCTTCGCGTTAAATCAAATGCTATCATTGGTCATGTGCATACCACTAGCCATCATGTTGAGAAAACATTGAAAGGAGAAACCATTGGCACATGGTCGGTTGGTTGTCTTTGTACACTAGCTCCGGACTATGATCCACATGGAACAAAACACAATTTAGGATTTGCTCATATATTAGTAGAAAAGAACGGAGATTTTAAGGTAAATAATATAGCTATTCATGATGGACGTATCATCTAAAGTGGACCACCCAGCACACTATAACGCTGGAAAGATAGAGTGCATAGACGCAATTGAGGAAGCAGTAAAGGGGTTGGAGGGAGATGAAGCATTTGCTACTGGCAATGCCATAAAGTATTTGTGGAGGTGGAAACGAAAAGGTGGTAAGGAAGATTTAAAAAAGGCAGTTTGGTATATTAATAGAATAATAAATAATGACCAATGAAACTAACTTCTACATTGAAAATATCTACCTATGGTTGCAAGGTTGTACTTATTATTACAGATTCATTAATCAATGAAGCTAATAAAGTATACAAAAAGCATAAAATGGAGCAGATGTTTGAAGGAGATGCAGAAGGTACAGTTATTACCCCAGACATAGATGTCTACTACATGATTATAGAACAAAAGTATTTAAGCCACAATACCCTATCACATGAAAATTACCACATAGTTAATGTAATAAAAAGTGACAGAGGTATTGTAGATGATGAAGCTGGAGCATGGTTATCAGGACATATAGCTGAGTTTATATACAAATTCATAGACAAGAAGCAGCTAATAGTTAAGCACTAAAAAATAATTTTTTAATTTAATTAACTCGTTTAACTTTGGAAAAAAAATACATGAAGTTAAGATTCATTTGCGCTCAACCAACTTCCCTTTATTATGCGTGGCAAGTAGAAGTTATGATAAATAACTTTATTGAAATGGGTATCAATCCTAACATGATAGATATTGTTTGTTGGAAGATAAATGATGTTATTCCGGAGGAGTGGACCAAGTTGGCTGCCAATTATCCAGCAAGGTTCTTTTTTTATTCTGATACCAGAGAAACTAGGCACTACATATCTTCAATACGTCCTAACATATTAAAGCAGCACTTTGAACAAAATCAATCCATAGAGCAAGAAGCGGTTCTTTATCATGATTGCGACATAGCTTTTACCAAAAAGATAAACTGGGAGCAGTTCCTACAAGATGATAAGTGGTATGGATCTGACTGCCGTTGGTACATAGCCCATAGCTACATATTAGGCAAAGGTCAAGACGTAATGGATAAGATGTGTGAGATAGTAGACATACCAGAATCATTAATAAAAGATAATGAGCTTAACTCAATCGGTGCGCAATATTTAATGAAAGGTATCAATGCTCAGTTTTGGGCGGACGTTGAAAAAGATTGCGAAAGATTATTTAATGAAGTAACTCACCTTAATAATGAGAAGAAGCAATTAGACCCAACACATCATGAATTACAGATATGGTGCGCAGATATGTGGGCGGTGTTATGGAATGGCTGGAAGCGTGGAGCAGAAACGATTTGCCACCCAGAACTAGAATTTTCATGGGGTACAAGTACCGAAGCGGATTGGGATAGGTTAAATATATTCCACAATGCCGGTGTTGTTACATCTGCCGGTGGCTTATTCTACAAAGCAGAGTACATGAACCAGTTGCCCTATAGTGCAACATTAAATATAAACGAAGGAACGGCCAGTAAGAAATACTGGGATATTATACAAGAAACAGCTAAAAAATCAGTTTTATTATGACAACAAAAGTAGTAGAGTCGGAAAATCCATTAGAGCATTGGAACGACATTCAAAACGTAGAAGGTAAGGTAGTGTTGGATTTAGGTTGTGGTTGGTTGTTCCAGCCATTTGAATCAACTCCGCAATACTTTATAAATAGAGGAGCTAAAAAAGTAATTGGCGTAGACGCATCATGCCAAGAAATTGAAAAGCTAAATGCAACTTTCCCTGAGCATACTTTTGTTTGTAAAACTATTTCTAATTTTGATGATTTACTGGGATTGATTACAGAGTATAAGCCAGAGCTAATCAAGATGGATATAGAAGGCCATGAGCAACACATGAAGGATATTACTGCTGAACAATTTGAATCAGTAAAGGAGATAGCGGTTGAATACCATAATCCTGCATGCAAAGAGATACTAGAAAAGAAATTAACTGAATTAGGGTTTGAAATATTTGCAACTAATCAATTTGGTTGGTTCTGTACAGATATTAATCAAATGGGTATAATGCACGCAAAAAGATAATATGATCATAAATAAAGCAACATACGGAGGTCAAGATTGTACTCAATTAATTAGAGATAAAGTAGTATCAGATAAGCTTGTAGTAAGGTGTAATAATGATATTATAGGTGATCCAGCCGTTGGTCAGGTAAAGTACTTGGAGTTGGATATAGACGGCAATTTATTCAGTGTAAGGGAAGGTAGTGTATTTGTATACCCAAAGTCCAAAAGCAGAAAATTGGGCATATTCTATTCCAATAACAACAATAAAAAGATATGGCCCTCAATCTATAAATCATTAGATACAATTAAGAAAGCCAGTAATGGAGTAGCAGACATTGTAACTTGTATGTGGGAGCCTATGCCGGAAAACCCTTTCTATCAAGTTAGAAGCTGGTACCAATCCCAATCACATCTTAATCAGTTGCTTCAAATTATGCAATGTCTTTACGCAGCCAAAGAAACAGGAGAGTATGACTACGTTTCATTTTTAGAGCATGATGTAATGTACCCCGAAGGTTACTTTGATTTCCCTGATTTTGATAGAGGCAGCGTTCTTACTAATATGAATTACGGGGGCGTTTGTATCAATGGCTGGCAAGAGAGAGGCCAAAATGATGAGCCGTTTCACCAAATGACTATGAGATTTGATGATGCCATTGAGCATTGTTTGGCCATTCTACCCAATGCCTTGCGTACCAATAGCGGTATGATTGAAACGCAAACCATGAATAGAACCCAATGGAACTGCCAAAATCAAGCTATCCATATCAATCATGGCATACATTTTACCAGCCATAACTCAATATATCGCAAAGATAATTTATCTTTAACTCATGATTATTGGGGCAACCACTCCGATTATACCAATTTATTCTTATGAACAAGTTAAAAGAAATATTTCTATCGTACACAGCTTCCTTCAATCCAACAGAAGAACAAAGCCAGCTTGCGCAAGAAAGACTCTTAACTTGTATTGATTGCGAACACTGGGTTCAGGGTACATTACGGGACTATTGTGAAGTATGTGGCTGCACAACAAGTAAAAAAGTTTTCTCACCAAAAGGGGCAGATGGTTGTCCAAAAGGCAAATGGCAAAACTGATGAAAACGTACCGCATATTCTTTGACAAGGACGGAACCAAAATGACCAAGCTGGTTTATGCCGTTTCAACGTCTGATGTGCTACAAAAATACAAGGACTTAAAGATACTATCTGTTATCCAAATAGACCTCGCGCCTCCCGAAGATGAAGAGGATTAATTCCTTAATCGCAAAGGAGATAATAATTGCCCCGTAAAGTAAAATAAAAGTTGGTATGCCAACTAAAAAGAAAAAGATTACCTGAAAGATCCCAATTAATTTTTTCATGTTTTTTTGTTTATTCGGTTTCGTTAAATGCTTTTTGTACTTCCGGATTTGTGCTTAACTGGTCATAAATGAACTCATACCTTTGATTTTGGTACTTTAATGGCACAATTTCATCATATAGGCTATCTGATTTTGATTGCATGGTAGCCATTTTAATCTCCATGTTGTTCTTTTGCTCTATCATGGCAGCTATAACCACTATTAACGCGCCTATAACCCACAATAAGACAATAATAATTAATGTTCTCATGTAATAAATTTGTTATATAGTAAAGCTATTACTTTACTAAAAATGGTAGTATTACTACCTTTATTTTAATTTATTTTTTTCGTCTTGCTCTAATATTTTTTTACTTTTATCTATAAAGTATACCCATACAATAGAAATAGGTATGGCTACAATAAAAGATATTGTAAAGGCTACTAAATATGATTCCATATTATTTTTTTGTTTGTTTGTAAACTTCAATTACCTCTATAATAGCAAGTAAAACTATTATTATCCCAATAAATAGTAGAATCATAGCTTATATTGTTTCAGGTTTATAGTTATCAATATCAAAGTAGCCGGAAGGGGTTTTATACTCATGCCTTCTACCTCTTTTCTTTAATGGCTCATATCCCATTGATTTGTAATATGTCAATATCTGCAAATAGGTTAGGTTGATATTGGGTATCATCATGGATATTGGCTCATGCTGGTAGTTTTGGTCTATGTATTGCTTTTGTAAATCGGTCATGGTTTAGTTTTTTATTTTTTTTCAATGTACTTTTCCAAATAATACTTCTCAATTACGTTTTTGCGCCATGTTTTGCTATGCCCGTCCTCATCAAAAGCATATTCCATAGCCTCTGCTATCATTTCTTTTTCTGCCTCAAATAGCCTATCAAAGTTATCTAAAAGCCATGAGTCAAAATCATTTTGGTTACGGAAACTTCTAGCCTCCATTACTTGTCTAATTGGTGTCATGTTTGTCATAGGTGCATTGGTTTTACTACTAAATAAATTTTTCTTGGTTCAAAGGGTTTGCCTATCATTTGCAGCCATTCCTGAATGATTTTACTGCGGTGGCTTTTACCCTTAAATTGTTTCGTTGCATACAAGCTATCATTTACCCATACCTCAATTATCCCTGATGATTTGAGTTCTTGACGTTTGCTCTGCATTATATCCCTTTCCGGTGCTGGTTTCCTCATAAGACAATAACTTTTCCTTTAAGTATCTAACTTCATTTTTTAGCAATTCTATCCTCTCCTTCAAGTAGTCATTTTCCATTTGGATCATGGCAGATTCGGATATTTGGTATCTATTACCCATTAGATTAATAACATAGCCTCCTTATCTAAATAAGCGGTTAATAATTGGCTCTCCTCTCCGTATATATCTGCCTCCGTCATGCCGTCTTTGGCTAATCTAAATTTGTAAAGCGCAATAATCACTTCACATGTCTTTAATTGTTCTAGGTTAGTACATGAGTTAATACAATTGATTACCCATTCTAAATTTGTTTTCATTTGATTTACTTTTTTTTGATTTAAAAATTCGCATCTACGGTCAATACATGTACCTTGCCTACTCGGTTGTACTTTAATACTTCGGGTAGTGGCATATTGTTTTTGATCCGATACATAATAGCGTGTCTTGTCATGGGGGTATCGGGGTACTTCCTATTCTTCCTGAAAAATTCAGGGTTTACTTTACTAGCATATTCTAATACGCTAATTTGTTTGGTTTTTTTAGTCATTGGTATTTTCCTCTACTTCAATTGTTTTTAATGTTTCATAAATAGGTTCGTCTGGTTTGCCTCTCTCAAAATTTTCTAACATTATTTCTGCTTGATATAATTTTGTAGTAAATGATCCTGATATTGAATGTACCCCGTCCTTTCTAATAAAATATACAATAGTTTCATCTGTGTTTGTAATTTTTACTAATTCATACTTTGTCATTGTTAATTGGTTTTATTGGTTAAAATGTTTGTCAAAAATCTCGTTAAATACGTTTTGTCTATTGGAGGCTTCACTATTGATTTCTTCGGCAAATTGATCCCATTCCTCATCAGTCAGGTATACTTCCCATTTATCAGCTAAGGCTTTCCACATAGCTATAAAATCGTCCATGTCTGCAAATGGTATGGTATCTCCCTTATACATGCGGTACATGGTATCGCGCAGCATTTCCTTCTTTGTCATATCCTATTTAGTTTTTTTGAAAAGTAAAGTTAAATAATTAATTTAATTAAACAAATATTTATGGGGTTTAATTGTCCATAAATTCAAATATGTATTTTTTTGTGGTTGTATCGTAAACTGCCATTAATAAGGTTGGGTTGGCTCTATCATGGCTAATTGTGTACTTGTCAAATTCAGGGGGGAAATCTAATTGTTCGGGGGGTATTGGGGGTTGTTTTGAACTCGCACATGACATTGCAAATGCAACACATACAATTAATAATTTTTTCATGTTTTAATCGTTTTTATAGTTATTTTGGATTATATAATCATTGCTTAATACTTCATCATTGTCTAAATTAAATCTTTCAATAAGAAGGTCGTAGTTAATACCTTTGGCGTCTAATTCGCCCTTTAATTTATATACTTCATCATATTCATCAAGAGCATAGCTTTCATCAGTTTGCATAGTAGAAGGTCTATTTTGATCATCACATCTAAATAAGTAGTAAATACGGGTTGATGAAGTGCCAGATATATTGTATGTTTTCATTTTAATTTAGTTTAAATTTATTTAATTTTTTTAATCTGCAAATATTATCTTATCATAATAGGACATATCAACTTCATCTAGTTCATCAAGAATAACTACTTCTTGTTGGCTTGATACTAAATTACTAGGTAAATATCCAGCACTATCTAAAATGTGGTCCAATGTTATTGTGAAAGTGCCTTCGTCTTTTAGTTCTTGTATTATGCCGTGTGCATATACAAATTCTTTACAAATATCATGATCAAAATACCAATCGCAAAAAGCGTTTCTATCTATTAATAATGTCTTGTTTTCCATAGTTTAACTAATTTTAAGGGTGTATTTAAGGAAAGAAATTTCTAAAATTCTTGTTACATGATAGTAATTAATGGTTGGCAATAAGTAAATGTTATAGCCGGTCTTGTAAATTCGTAATCTTTTCATTTTTATTAGTTTCATAGTTTAATTTTTTTTAATTGGTTAATTCAATGTTGGTTACTTGTATTTGTCCGCCCCAAAACCCTTCATAAAGTTCTTTGATGTCATTAGTTGATCCGGCATCAGCAAATAATTCATTGTTGATTAGATCAATGCTTTCAGTTCTTGTAACTTCTCCATTGGTTGCGGTTACATTGGCGATTGTGTACCTATTTGATAGGTAATTTGTTGTTGTTTTCATAGTTTAATTGATTTAAAATTCATTCAGGAAACAATTTTCCTTACACATAGTTAGTAAATAAATATTGTTTCTGCAATCGGCATCTGCTTTGCTCAAAGCTGCATACAAATCGTTGTTTACTACTGCTTGTACAAAACTACCTCCAGAGTGCGAGGTTTTATCACGCGTACACATAATAGAAACCATAACATCAAAAATATGCTCACTTACATCAGTGTAGCCGTACTCAATAGCAAATCTTGTTGCTCGTTCATAATATTCTTCTCTAATATCCATTTTAATTGGTTTTAATTTTTTTTAATTGTGGTTAATTCATAGGGTATTCCGTCAAGTCCATAGTCGCAAGTATATCCGTGCGGCTCTAATTCTTCAATTAGGTTTTGGCACATTTCATAACAAGTGTCCATTTCCTCGTATTTTTCAATAATATCCCTAACTTCTTGGGGTAATAGTTCGGGAGTGTTAAATAGATCTTCTTCCATATTGTTTATATTTGATCGGGGTTAGTTAATAACATTATTGTTTCTAATACGCTATTGGTTTTCATATCGTATAAGTCCTCCTCTGCTGCATATACAAATACATCATCACTATCCCTATCATATCGGTATAATACTTTAATGTTTTCTAAATCGTGGCCTTCCTCGTGTAAGCTGGTTAAAAATTCCCATAATTGCATGGCGGTAAGTGGTTTTTTCATAGTTTAAATGGTTTATTAGTTATATATAGGAAAATCAATCCCGTTTTTAAAAGTGAAATTTTCTTTTTCTTTGCTGGTTAATTCAATTTTAACGTCATAATTCATTAGTGCTTGTAATTGGGTTAAATCATATATTTTATATTCTTCATTTTCAGTAGGCAATTCATTAAATTTTTTAAATTGCTCTAAATAATAATTTAGTGCCTCTTTAATTATTTCGGTTTGTGCTTTGGGCAATAAACTATTTTCTTTTTGGCCTCTCCCTTGAATAACAAATGCATCATTGTATAAATCAATAGCTTTATTAATTCTTTCTTCATTGCTAATTTCTTCATAAATTATCTTTAATCTATTGTATATGTCAGTTAAATGAATACAAGGCTCATATATTTTATCCTCCATTGCACATTCATAACTTTCTTTGTAAAGGCCTTGCCAAAAATTTAAGCCTACAATTTCATCATTTGAGTAAGTAATAAATATATATCGGTCATATTCATTTTGTTTTACAATTTTTAAAATTGTGTTTTTCATAGTTTATTTTTTTTTTAATTGTTATTAATATCTTCAAAATTGTTGTTAATGTAGCCGGTTTCTTTGTCGGTAAGATCCGCGCCTACAAATAATGTTAATAAAATGGTTAATAAAATAGCGGCTGCCATTAAATAGGGGTTTAATTAGTTAGATAGGTAGTTTTCCCAATTATAGTTATCTAGTTCAATTTTAAGGTCGTTTTTAAGCTGCTTAATTTTGTTTTGAATAGAATACACGTTTTTAACTTTACCGGTCTTAATTCGGTTGTTTAACGCTAAAATTTGCGCTTTTAGTTTGTTGATCTTTGACATAGTTTTAATTTTTTTTTGATTTGTGTAAAATAGAACGTAAAATTATAAGTAAAAAATATGGCTTGTTGTTAATAGGTAGTTAAAATTCATTGTTTACTATGGTTTTAATTTTTTAATGTTTTGGGTATTTGTTTTGTAGGTAGTTAATAATACATTCATAAAGTCCTATATTATCAACATTGAAGGCGCTTTGCTCAAAATCTGCGTATAATATAGGGATATCATTATATTGCCAATCATAAGGGAGCGCGGCAAAATCAGGGCTATAAATGGCTAATAATTGGCTAAATAAATAGTTTTCGTATGTCATTTTTTAAGTTTTTAATTTTTTTTTATTGATCAATTTGCACGGGTTCAAAATCTAAAATATCTATGAGGGTTTCCGTTGATAAGTGGTAAATATCAAAAAAATGCTCCTTTCCGTTGCCCTCGTTGTCTATTCCCTTTGCCCTTAATTCCCCGTTAATTTCCAATAATTCAGTAATAAAATATTGCGTTTGTTGATCGTATTTACTCAATGTGTAGGTTTGCGGTAATTCAAAACAAACCTCCCAAAAGTCCTCCAATTTGCCCCGAAAAAATATCTTATTTTTTAGTTTTTTGAGGTCTTGTATTACGTTTACTCTAATTTCATTTAATTGCTGGTTGTATTTGTTCATTTTATTAGGTTTTATTGGTTGTTTAATGATTGAATATAAGCCGATAATTTATTGAGGGTTTTGCGCATTTCTTCGGCGGTTTGTTCCTCGTTCATGTCTTGTAATAGGTCGCAAATGTCATAAAGCGATATTAATTTTTCAAAGGCTTGTTTGTTTGTCATTTTATTAGGTTTTATTGGTTGTTTAATTAGTTTGCGAATATTTGCGCGCCAAATTGCAAAAGATACTTTTTTGTGAACGTGTGGCAACCGATTTTAACTTTTGCGCCTACTTCGTTGACTTCAAAATTTAGCACTTTGTCCCCGACTTTTAGCGTGTTTTCCTTTATGCTATAAAATAGGCGTTTTGCTAATTCCATGGGTATTTGGACCGCCTGTGTGGTTTCTACTCGCGCGGCCTCCTCGTTAACTCTTAAATAGTCGGTTTCTATTCGTGTGTACAATCTATGAGTTTTACCGGCTTTCCAATCAATAAGGGCTTTTTTATGTTGCTTTTTTAGTTCCGCCTCCAATTTGAGCCTTTCCGCCTCTAAAATGGCCGTTTTTTGTTCGTGGTAGGCGTTGTACTCGTTTTTATCTTTAATGCTTAAAATGGCGCTTAAATTGGCCGGTAATTCAAGCCCAAAAAATTGTGCGTACTTGTTGGCTTGACTATTGATGTACTCTAGCTCGTTTAAGTATTTTTCCGGCTTTTTTGCCTTTGGTAATTTTGCGGCCACTAGTTCCGCGTTAACTTTCCAACTATTAAAATTTTCCTCGTGTGTTGTGTTTGGGTTGTAGCACTTAATTACGTTTAAATGGTTAGCCGCTTGTCTTGTTACTGAAATATGGCGCGCGGTTGTGTTACTATAGCCGCGAGTAGTAAATAAGACGGCTTTTTGCCCGTTAACTTCTACATGCTTTGCGATTGGAAAGTGGCCGCCGTAACTATAAATAGTTGAGCCGTCAAAATAAAAATTTCCGGTATTACGGGCCTCGTCTTGTAATTGATTAGCCCAAAGATGTGCAACTTGTGAAATGTCGGTAAATACTTTTTTCATGGTTTAAGGTTTTAAGGTTTTTATATTGTTTTTATGGTTTTAATTAGTTAATAACTATTTCTATTAATTCACGTTTTTTGCACCCTCTTTGGATATTAGAGCGCAAAATTATTCCATGGTCGCGGAGTTCGGCGGTATGTGTCGCGGTTATGTGGCCCAATTCATTTAAGGCCTTAATACCTGCATAAATATAGCTATCACCATAACCATATTGGAACGACAAAATAATTTTTTTGCTATCCGGTTGGCCGTAATTAATTGTAACATATCCGGCAAAATAGCTGTTACCATTAACGCGGTCAAACCATTCTTTTGCGTTTATGTCTATTGTGTTTACTTGTATTGCGTTTGTTGTTTGCGTTGTCATTTTATTAGATTTATTTAGTTAATTAATATTTATGTAAATTAAAACAAAAAGTTTTTAACGGCTTTTAAGCCACTATAAAAAAAAGTTAAAAATAAAGCGGTAAAAGATAAGCCGCAAAGGATCAAAGTAATGATATAAAGCACGGGTAAAAGTGTGTTGAGTGTTTGCATTTTATAGGGTTTTATAGGTTATCTGCTAGGGTTATTAATAAAAATATGATGACGATAAAAACGGCGGTTTTAAAATCTTTTTGCATTTTCTTGTTTTTTTAGGTTTTTATTAATGATGTAAAAAGCTGCGCCGGAAATAAAAAAGAAAATTTCCGAAAATAAAAGCAAATTAATGTTTGCAGTAATAAAGCTAACAAGCATTAAAATAGAAGTAATAAGCATCAAGGTTAAAAATGTGTTTGCGTTTTTCATTTTTTTATTTATTTAAGGTTAAAAATTAAAGCGCGTTAAATAGTCGCGCCCCTATTTGTTTTTATATTTTGGTAAAAATAGAATTGTAGTTTTTAGACATAAAAGCCAACATTTCACGCGTCAAATGATCGGTATTAATATAGTGAGGGGTTTTCTTTAAATATCCGTTTTCAATTTGACACATAGCAAAATTGCCATTTGACATACTGCCGGAATAACTCAAACGCGCAAAAAATGTGATCCCCTCGGAAATTGTATATTTTACATATAATTCCGCGTAATTATTAGGACTATTTAAACGCTCAAAAAATTCCACGTCTTTTTGTTTTGACAAATAGCGCTTAACTATTTCCTCCCATGTTTTCGGGTTGTATTCTCTTGCTTCATGGTTTAAAGTTTCCTCAGTTGTTAGCGGTTTAATTTCTAAGTAGTTTTTGTAGTCCATAACATTAATTTTTATTTGGTTAATTGATAAAGCAAATATAACTACGCTTTTTGTAAATTAGAACAATAAAAATAAACGATAACAAAATTTTAACATTTGAGCCTATATCAATTTAAAGGGCGTTTTTAGGCGTTTTTAGAGGGGTTAATTGCTTTTAATATAAATACTAGGGAAGATCCAAGATAATTTAAATTTGGGGAAATTAGGTTTTTTGCCCCGTTGTTCTAATATATATATAACACACGCAACCGCGTACCATTCCCCCTTAGATCCACACACATACCAAACCAACCAACGCAAAGCGCTACCAATTGCCCGACCTAATTAATACAAGTAAAGCAAAGCGGCGCAACCATACCGCAACCAATGGCAAGACAACGCAAAAGCCTTTAACCATTGCCCCACGCCCCACAAAACCCACAACCCTACACAATAACGCAATGTTGCTAGATCAAACCGAAAAACGAGGGTACCGGCTGCTAGAAAATCAAAAACCCAATAAATAAAAATCAAAATTTTTTTATAACGGTACCTTAGAGGTATGTTTATGCAGAGGGTTTTAAAATTTTTTTTGTATTAGAATGATGGAAATGGTGAAAATATGGTATATTTGGGTATAAAAACATAGCTATGTTAAAATCAATGAAGAAGCCGGATCCTAAACCTACTCCGGAACAGCTTAAAATGGCAAAGAGGCTTAAAGATATTCAATCTAATCAACGTAATTCTCCGGAAGGAAAGGCATTTACGGCTGAAATGCTTCGTAAAAGTGCAGAAGCTTCTAAGGCGATGAAGGATAAGGCTGCTGAAAGAAAGTATATAAGTGACATGGATATGGATGCTAGATCCCAAGCTCTTACAGATAGAATTGAAAATAAAAAAGGTGAAGAGGTATTTGGACCTGAATATAAAAATCTTGGATTAAAAAGATCCACTTACAAAACAAGTAAAGGAGTAGAGAGTAGATATAGAAATGAATCTGATGATGATCCTGAATCTTCTTATCAGGAAGAATTTGAAGTAGCAGATCCAGATAAGCAAATATTAAGAGTCTATAGAACAGGGAGAATGAAAGATATTGAATTAGGTTATGGAGAAAATCGCAAAAGAGATTCTAATAGAACCCCGTTAGGACAGCCTGCAACTGTTTACGAAGAAACAATTAAAGATAGAGCAGAGAAAATAAAGGCTAGAAAACAAGCAAAAGCTAAGTCAATTATGGAAAAAGCTCAACCACAAATAGATAAGATAAAAGCAGAAATTGAAGCTGCTAAATCTAAAGCAGGCGGTAACAAATAATTATATCAATCATGATGCAACAAGATCCAAAGAAAGGAGCGAAAGATTACGAAAAGCCTAGTGTAAAACAAAAGCTTGCACAATCTAGCGCAAAGAAAAAAGTGGGAGTAGGAGAAATGGGTAAGCCTGATTTTAAGGCTGGTTTTGAGGCTGCTATGCAAAAGGAAAGAGATTTTGTATTGAATAGAGCCAAGAAAAGAGATGCAGCAGAAATGATGCGTATGGCAAAGGATATAAAGGGAGTAGATTATCCAGCTACAAATATTGAAGAATTTAGTGGATGGATGAATAAACAAAAAAAATCTGCTGCATCTGATCTAAAGAGAAAATCAGAAATAATAAAGGCAATGAAACCTTTAAAATCAATGTCTAAACCAAAAGGAAAATATTAAAGTATTAAACTCGGTTAGTTGGTTTGTTATTACTTTGAGCCTCCCTTAAAAAAGGAGGTTTTTTTTGTCGTTATATGATTGTTTCGTATCTTTATCGTAAACTATACGGAATGAATAAATTAAGAAAAGAAGTTCAACTTGAACAAGAAGTCATTGACAAGCTAACTATTCTAGCAGACAAAAAGCAATGGTCATTAAAAAAGATGATGGAAACTATTTTGATCAAAGCAGTAAAAAACGTATCACTTGAGGAAAGTAATTCTTAACATCACACCTCAAACTCACGTCAGAGCAACTCAAGGTGATTCCATATTTTTCAGAATACCAAGAGATAAATTACGACCAGCCGGATTAAAAAGACTACTTAGACTAGAGAGATATAACAATTACAAGTTAGACCTTTCAGCTGAAGCAAAAAGAAAATCTTTTGTCATGCCTCCGGTTGGAGCGTCAATAACATTTGTGATTCCGGTTCCCCCATCTTGGTCCAAGAAGAAAAAGAAATTGTATCATGGAAGATTCCATCAGTCAAAACCAGACATAGACAATTTACAAAAAGCTTTTTTGGATTCCCTGATGATGGAGGATAAACAGATCGCGCATTTGGAAGTTCAGAAAAGATGGGTTGATTTTGAAGTAGGATGGATTGAAATTACATTAAAAGAATATGAAGATGTCTTAGATCTCCCCACCTCCAAAGAATAAGCCTCTCGCCAAAGACTCCGCGTTTGTGAGTATTATATACGCATAAGCTCTTTTTACAAAATCAAGCAATCTGTAAAATTTA